TTCATGTCAGACTGTATTTTTAGTTGCTTTCTGTTACTAATCGTATGCAATATTATTGCAAATTTATTATAACTCTCTGTTGTTTAATTTGATATGTTGTTTTGCGTTTGTTTGATTTGCACGGTTTTGCATATTGTTCACGCTTTTGCGCGCGTATCTATATGTCATCATCTTCTCCTGCAATCTTTACGGGGCCATATCTAACGGTTAGCCATAAGTAGGTGTCGTTCTCGTCTATCTCGAAATATATTCGCTTCTCGAATTGTTGCCCTTCGCCATTGCCTACTATTACGTAGAGGTCATCGTCTATCTTCATTGAGTGGCAATCCGTTTTCTTTTCCAGATACTTTGCCAGGAGTTCTTTTAGCTTGTGACGCGCTAAGAGTTTTGCAACGTTTGGACGTTCCTCGTCCTTAATGTAGTTTAATACAAATTCGGCAAGATACAGATACTCACCAGTCATTGTTTGCTTAAAGTAGAAATCCGCGAAGTCAAAATTTTCACCTGCGAAGCCTACTTTGTTGTACGACAGATGCCTCTTTTCTGGCTGATAGCTGTCCTCCCAGTCGTTGAACCTTCTGTCCAGGATGATTTTGCATTTGTCGTAGGGCATGCCATATGACACGCCCGCAAATTGCTGTGCGTGTAGGTTGATGCTCATGGTGAACACCATTATAATGATAAGCAGATTCTTCATATTTATGCTATTTCCGTTTACCAATACGAGAGGGCTATAGGTTGTCCAGCCATCTCTTTCCGCTCTTTGTATGGAGCCAGATAGAGAAGGCTACGCAGATAATAGTGATGAGTGTGGATGTGAATATTGCCATGTTATTTACGCATTATATAGTTTGTTAAATACGCGAGGGCTATAGGTTGTCCACCCACTTTTTCCCGCTTTTTGTGTTAATCCATATCACGAAGACAGCCACAACAGCGGCTATCATCAGAGATGTTATTACTTGTGTGCTCATTTCTTCATTATTTTATTTGCGATATATGAGAATCCAAGGGTTATTACTATTCCTAAAGCTACAACGGCGACGCAGTCTCTCCCGCTTTCGTTTTCTTTTGGCGCGATGAGCGTGGTTGCGTTACTCAGAACCATTATAGTGAAGCAGGCCAGGGCAAGGTTGTAGATGAACTTGCTCAGGGCTGTCCTGCGTTCGCTGTCATGCTTCTCCTGTTTCTCCTGTTTCATACGCTTCTCTGCAAAGTTAGACATTTTTATACTATCTCTGTTGTGCTGTGCGTGTTATTTATTGTCGGTCGGGAGGCAAGGTCTTTGAGGGCTGTGATGTAGGAGTTGTAGAGTTCTTCCTTCTTCGTCCTCTCAACCTTGTAGGTCTGAAGCAGCTTGTTGTAGGCCTCGCGGAAGTCATCGCGGTTTTTGATGTGCTGCTTGATACGGCTGTTGTCCTCCTCCTTCATCTCAGATATGATGTCCTTCATGCGGCAGATGCTCTCTGCGAGTTTGTCGGCACTTCCAGCCATCCTGTCCACCATCTTATGCACGGACTCCAGGCGCTTGTCGGCATGCCGCATAAGGCGTGAGTTGACGTGTATCATAAGCAGTACGGACAGAAGGAAGAACGTACCGAAGATGATATAAAACTTCGCTTCCATAGTTATTGTTGTTTAGATAATAAGGCTATCAGTTTATCTATCTGTTGGTCTTTTTTGGCATTTGCCTCGACCAGTATCTCTACAAGTCTCTGCGTGTCCTGCACTGCGCTGATGATGCCATTGTTTGTGCCAGATACAACGCCGCTATTGTTGCGCACGTGTAACTCGCTACTCTCGTTGGTGATGGTAGCAGATGCAGCGGGGTAGAAGTAAGAGAGGGGCTTTCCTGTGGCTTCAGCAATACGTTCAAGGAGCCCCGTTCTTATGTCTGGGACGTTTAATCCCTGATTAAACGACTGTTGGGACATGCCCAAGCGCCTCGCGATTTCTGACTGCGATATGCCGCAGGCAGCGATTCTTGCTTTTAATTCTTGTCCAGTCATACAATGCCTACTTTGTATCTAAATGTTAAACTTTGTTATAACCAAAGAAAACAACAACGAAAAACTTGTAGTATTCAACGATTTCTTTTTATCTTTGCAGCATCAGTTGTTCAGACATCTGCCGCCTCAACCGCAAAGTTAAGGAAAAAGATGGTAAAACATGATAAAAACGGATAAAAGTTAATAAAAGATGGGAAAAAGATATGATGGAGAACAGGCCACACGGACGAGAGCACGAGGAGCATAATCGCTCATGTGGCTACTAAAAAAGTTTGGTTGCGCAGGTGAAGTTTTCATTTGAATATAAGTTTTGGCGAATTTTATTATTACGAGTGTTCCTGCGTAGCCAACTTTTTGAGATACAGAAGATAGTAAAAGATACGATATGGAAGAGAAAGGAACTATAAGAACGCTTTGGGACTCCCCTAAAGAGAGTGGGAAGCTGACCCGTAACCTGTGGTGTCTGAGCAGGACGCTGGAGCCAATACGGGCGCATGAGATGAATGTCTGGCCTGATATGTTCGGTACAGACTATCTGACCCGCCTCCGCAAGCTCGGTCTGCTTTTCAGAAGCGAGAAGGAAGCAAGGGAGGCAGGCCAGTGGGTAAAGCTGGTGCTAAAGGACACCTCTATTCGCCACGCCTCAAGCTTTTTACATATCGGTAGGTTTTAATAAACAGGAAATTCGGTCGGCTGCGCAAAGCCACAGATATATTTATTTGGAACGAGATATTATCCACGCTTGCGTGGCCGACCATTAAATACAGATAACGATGGAGACAAGGGATAACAATAGCACATTGGAGCAGAAGATTGTCGCTTACGCTGACGAGAACTTCTGGTTCTTGGAGGACGGTTCACTGGAGCCAAACAGACTGCGCGATTTCTATAACGGCAGAAACAAGGGCGGGGTAGGTAGCCTTGCCAAGCTTGTGGAGCTGCTGGAGGCGGGCACTGTTTATCCTACGTATCTGTCGGCCTCGCTTGTGGCGCAGTATGCGCGTGGTGCTTGCGCTGTGAACGGATTGGAGAAGATGACGGATGAGGGTTTGGCTCAGATCGAGTCTGAGAAGAAGCCCGAATAAATAAGATGTGATATGACAGAAGAGATGACTAAGAGAAAGCGTTATCAGGCACTTCCTGTGAAGCCCTACGGTTTCATCACTGCCTTGGCACGCGAGATTGGCAAGCCCTACAGCCGAATGACTGTATCGAGAGCGCTTGCTGGGGAGTTCAGCGAGTTCAGCCCCTATCTTGGCAACTTCCTTGCCATCCGCGAGAAGGCTTGTGAGATGCTTGGCATTGAGAACCCAGACAAGAAGGAGGACGAATGAAGCAGTCGGTGAAGCTGGTTTATGGGCGGGGTAGAAGGGACAACCTCGTTAAGGCCACTGCCGTGCTGATGGAGATGCACCTGGCCTTTTACTACAGCAAGGATTTCCTGCGGGTGAAGACGAGAAAGCCCGAGCTTGCCAACTGCATCAGTGAGGAGTTCAAGAAACTCAATATGAAGGTGCATGTGAAAATCTACGAGGATTAACAACTTAAAAGAATCAAGATATGAATAAGAGAACAAAGAATTTTATCACTACGACACTGGGAGTCGTGGTGCTGGTATTCCTCCTTGGAGTGGTCGGAACGCTTGAGCAGCGGTGCGACCGCAGGGAATACGTGTTGCGCGGTATGGACGAGAATACCTATTTCGCTATCAAGCAGCATGTGAGTGACAGCATAGGCCGAATGGCTACACGCTCAGAAGTAGCCGACTACTATATACAGAAGGAGGGCTTATGAGACGGAGAGAATACCACGAGATAGACGCGGATATGTCCTACAGGATAGGAGAAGCCGCTGAGTTGTTGGGCATAAGTGCCAACACATTGCGTAAGGATGCCAGGAGCGGTATAGTAGATTTCCTTACCAGCCCGAAAGGCCACATGCTGTTCCTTGGCGCCGCTCTTATACGCTACCGCAAGTTTTGCTTATAATCCATAATACTTACTTAAAATGAAGATTACACTCGAATTTAGCACTGGGCAGGAATTGGACTGCCGCATGCTTGAAGGCGCGATGACAGCCATGTCGCGCTGTCTGTTGAACCATCTTAGTAGCGACGTGGTGAGCGAGCCAGCGTCTGAGGGCGATGCTCTTGAAGAGGTGAGCGCGGAAGCTGTTGCACCCGTAGAAGAGAAGCCCTTAGTGGTTCAGCCCAAGGCACGCAAGCCACGTAAGAGCACTAAGACGGAGAAGAAGGAGGCCGAGCCAGCCCTGTCTGCCGAGTCCCCCGCTGATAGCGAGGGAGAAGGTGAAGCCCCGCAGACCAAGCAGGAGCAGTCTGACCTGCCCTTTGCTGAAGGAGAGGAGACCGATAGCAAGCCACAGTCAGAGCCTACACCCGAGCCGCAGCCCGTGCCACAGCCAGAGCCTGTATCGCAGCCTGCGCAACAGCCTACTGCGACTACCATGACAGCCGCTGAGTTCTATCAGAAGCTTGTGGAACTGAGAGCACAGCTTGGTGCGGAGATGGAGACCGATAGCAAGCCACAGTCAGAGCCTGCACCACAGCCAAAGCCCGTGCCACAGCCAGAGCCTGTATCGCCGTCTGCACAACAGCCTACTGCGCCTACCATGACAGCCGCTGAGTTCCGTCAGAAGCTTGTGGAACTGAGAGCACAGCTTGGTGTGGAAATGGAGACTCCCCAAGCATTACAGCTGTCGCGTACCATAAGCGCACGCTGCAACCATCTGTACGGCACTACCAAGCCGAGCACTCTGCCTGGAGATAAGTTGTATGAGTTTGTCCATAACGAGATGATGAACCTCACATGGAACGCAGACCATACGGATTTTGAAGACCCTGTACCATTCTAAGTTATGTCAGCAACAGGACACGCGCTGCTTTCACCGAGCAGCAGCCATAGATGGATAAACTGCACTCCCTCTGCCAGGCTGGAGGAGGGAGTGCCAGACAAGGGAAGCGTATATGCCGAAGAAGGATCCTGCGCGCATGCCTTGTGCGAGTCCAAGCTTCTGCACTATCTCAACGTGGAGACAGGCGGTAAGTACGAGCAGGCTCTGAAAGCCGCGAATGATGAGTTCGAGCAAGGCCGTGAGCAGTACTTTACCGATGAGATGAAGGAAGCGACCGACCTCTACGTGAGTGTAGTGTGGGAGAAGTACAGGGACGCGCTGAAGAGCACCGCTGATGCCCAGTTGTTTGTGGAGAAGCAGCTTGACTTTACCAAGTATATCCCCGACTCCTTCGGAACGGCTGATGCCATCATCATAGCCGATGGGATGATGGAGGTGATAGACTTCAAGTATGGCAAAGGTGTGGAGGTGAGCGCTACCGAAAACACACAGATGATGATATACGCGCTTGGCGCGCTGGACGCTTATTCCTGGGAGTACGACATAAGGTGTGTGCGCATGACCATCATACAGCCCCGCAAGCAGAACATAAGCGAATACGAGCTGTCGGTGGATGAACTGGCCAAATGGCAGGAGGAGAAGCTTACACCCGCTGCCCGCAAGGCCAACAAGGGCGAGGGCGAGCAGAAGCCAGGCGAGTGGTGCAGGTTCTGCAAGGTGCAGGCTCAGTGTGCCAAGCTGGCCGAGCAGGCCCTGTCGGTACACTCCGAGCACAAGGACAAGGGCTTGATAACCGCCGAGCAGATGCCCGCTATCCTGGAAGTGATACCCACCATCAAGAAGTGGTGCACGGCTGTAGAGGAGAGCGCATTGGCAAGAGCCATTGACGGTGAGGAGTTCGAGGGATGGAAGATAGTAGAGGGCAGAAGCATAAGGGTGGTGTCTGATAGCGGCCTGTTAGGTGCAAGACTGGAAGAGGCAGGCGCTACGGACATCTATAAGCCCAAGGAGTTGAGAGCGCTTGGAGAGTTGGAGAAGCTTGTCGGCAAGAAGAAGTTTGCAGAGCTATCTGACGGATGCGTCATCAAGCCCGAAGGCAAGCCCGTTCTGGTACCGTTGTCCGACAAGAGACCTCCCAAGAACTACAGCAGTGCGCAGAAGGATTTTGAGAATATTGAGATAGACGAGTAAACAAGATTATTAACGATTAGACGAGTAAACAAGATGGCAACAAAAGCAATTTCTTTAGTTATCGGTGAGGTACGCTTCAGTTACGTCCATGTGTTTGAGCCTTGGGCGGCAGAGGAAGGAGCCAACAAGAACTACACGGCAACACTGCTCATCCCGAAGGACAACGCGCAGTTGAACGCGCTTATAGACAAGGCTATCAAGCAGGCATACGAGTCAGCAGTCACAGAGATATGGGGCGGCAAGCGTCCTCCTCTGAAGAACGTTACACCCCTGCATGACGGTGATGAGCCTAAGAATGACGGTACAGACAGAGGAGAAGCCTACGAGAACCACTGGTTCCTCAACTCCAAGGGCAAGAGCCAGCCTGGCATCATAGACCGTAACAAACAGCCCATACTTAACCCTGACGAGATGTATAGCGGCTGCTACGGCTACGCGAGCATCGCCTTCAGAGGTTACCTCAACAACGGCAAGATGGGCATCAGCGTGTATCTGAACAATCTGATGAAGTCAAGAGACGGTGAGCCTCTGGGTAATGCCAAGACGGATGCAGCCGCAGACTTCGCAGGGGTGAACATACCCGCCTACGATGATGACTTATAAGGAGTAGTCCCAGTAACTCCCTCCCGCGCCACGGATGGTCTTATCTTGATTTCTGGGTGTTCGACTCACCCCGCGGGAGCAAGACTCTTTAATATACTATGTTTTAGATTCACTACTATTTTTACTTAGGTAGGTAAACCCGTGAGGGCAAGTCTGCCTCGCACATTGGAAATTTCTTTTTATAGACAATGGAGGCCAAGCCCACTGTCCGCGAGGATATAGAGCTGGCCACACGGGGCTGACTGGTCAGTAAAAAGCAGGATTGGAGCACTCCTTTGTGGTTGCGAGTGTGGCGGTAGGGCCTGCTTCTGTGGTTCGATTCCACAGAGCCTCACATGACTTCATTACTGATAGACATAGAGACATACTCGGACGTGGACTTGAGTGCCTGCGGTCTGTACAAGTACGTGGAGAGTGACAACTTCAAGGTGTTGCTCTTCAGCTACAGCATAGACGGCACTCCCGCTGAGATAGTTGACTTCGAGGCTGGCGAGGAGCTGCCTGCCGAGGTCAGGCACGCGCTGCTTGACCCCTCGGTAAAGAAGTTGGCACATAACATGTCGTTCGAGATAGTGTGCCTCAGCAAGCACTTCGGTCAGAAGATGGACGAGACGCAGTGGTACGACACCATGATCATGGGCGCGTACCTTGGCCTGCCCCTTGCCCTTGGCCAGCTGGGAGAAGTCCTTGGGCTGGCAGAGGACAAGCAGAAGATGAGGGAGGGCAAGGCGCTTATCACGTTCTTCTGCAAGCCTTATAAAGGCGCGAGGAGAACACGTGAGCAACACAAGGAGCGCTGGGAACTCTTCAAGCAGTACTGCCGTCGTGATGTAGATAGCGAGGTGGAGATAGGCCGCAGGCTTGTGGATAAGGCTTGGCAACCACGTTGGGAGCGTGAGGTGCAGCTGCTTGACTTCCGTATCAACCAGCGCGGTGTGGCTGTGGATGCTACACTGGCACGTAACGCCTTGCGCTTCTGGGAACGATGCTCTGAGGAGCTTAGCGAGGAAGCCAAGAAGATAACAGGGCTTGAGAACCCAAGCAGCATCGCCCAGTTGCGGCCTTGGCTTGCCAGTTGGGGAGTGAAGACAGAAGCCCTTGACAAGTCTGTTGTGAAGGAGCTGCTTAAGAACCCCTATCTGCCCGAACGAGTACGCAGGATGCTGGAGATACGGCTTGACCTTGGCAAGACAAGTGTGAAGAAGTACGAGACCATGCTTCAATGGCGTTGCAAGGACGGTCGCGCCCACGGACTCACGCAGTACTACGGTACCTTTACAGGGCGCTTCAGCGGACGTGGTGTGCAGACACAGAACCTGCCACAGAACCACCTCAGTGACCTTGGCCTTGCGCGTGAGATACTGCGAGGCGGTGACTACGAGATGATGTCTCTCTGCTACGACAGCATACCAGATACCCTGTCCCAACTCATAAGGACAGCCCTCATCCCCTCAGAGGGAGGAGTGCTGCACGTGTGCGACTTCTCAGCCATCGAGGCGAGAGTGACGGCATGGGTGAGCGGTGAGCAGTGGGTGCTGGACACCTTTGCCAATGGCGGTGACATCTACTGCGTGACAGCCAGCAGGATGTTCGGCGTGGAGGTTACCAAGCATGGCCCCCATGGAGACCTCAGACAGCCAGGCAAGGTGGCCGTGCTTGCCTGCGGTTATGGCGGTGGCCCCGCTGCCTTCGACAGTATGGCAAGGAACTACGGACTGAACTTCACCGACAAGGAGAAGGAAACCTACGTGCGCCAGTGGAGACGCGCTAACCCGAACACCGTAAACCTGTGGGGCGTGGTGGAGCGTGCAGCCATTGCGGCCATACAGACGGGACGCGTGATAGCCATCAACAGAGGCATACGTATGCAGAAGCGGTACGGCATGCTGTTCGTCACCCTGCCCAGCGGCAGGCGCATTGCCTACCCGAGAGTGGATGCTACAGAGACCTTCAAGGGCATGCGTATCACATACGAGCGTCAGAACCAGACAACGAAGAAGTGGGAGACAGCAGACACTTGGGGAGGCAAACTTGTGGAGAACATCGTGCAGGCCATCGCGCGTGACATCCTCTGCCACGTGATGCTCAAGGCCGAGAAGCAGGGGCATAAGATAGTGTTCCACGTACACGATGAAATAATCGTGGACTCACAGCGCCCCAACGCGCTTGCAGAGATAGAGGCTCTGTTCGCAGAACCGATAGACTGGTGCCCTGGCCTGCCGCTTAAAGGCGCAGGCTATACGACGCCCTACTATATGAAGGACTAAGATTCATACACAACATAATGGCAGACCGACAAATATATATAGCCACAGCGCCAAAGCGAACCGCAACGCGCTGGAGCAATAAACAGACGCACTGGAAGAAGCTGGTGGAGCGTTGCTCACAGACAGCCCAGACGGGAGAGAGCCTTGCGGAATACAAGGCGATGAGCAAGCCAGACCAGAGCCAGCGCAAGGACGTGGGAGGATTCGTGGGTGGCTACCTCATAGAAGGGCAACGCAGGAAAGGTAGCGTGAAGTTCCGCGATGTGCTAACGCTGGACATAGACTACGCGAAGGCCGACACATGGGAGCAGTACTGTCTGCTCTACGGCAATGAGGCGTTTGTGTATGGAACGCACACCTACACACCCGAAGCGCCCCGCATGAGGCTTGTGGTACTGCTGAGCCGCAGCGTGACAAGCGAGGAGTACGAGGCGGTGGGCAGAGCACTGGCCGCACGGATAGGCATAGACCTCTTCGATGACACCACCTACGAGGCCGAGCGGCTGATGTACTGGCCGAGCAGCCCCCGTGATGTAGAGTATTACTTCAAGCATACAGAGGGTGAAGCCCTGGATCCTGACGAGGTGCTTGCCGCCTACCACAACTGGCGCGATGTGAGCGAGTGGCCTTACAGCAGCCGCGTAGCCGCCTGCATACACACCTCCTCCAAGAAGCAGGGAGACCCGACAGAGAAGAAGGGTATTGTGGGCGCGTTCTGCCGCTGCTACAACATACACGAGGCCATAGCGACCTTCCTGCCCGACGTATATGAGCAATGCGGGGACACAGAGCGCTACACCTATACACAGGGAAGCGTAGCAGCTGGACTGGTGGTATATGAGGGAGGCTTGTTCGCTTACAGCCATAACGCTACCGACCCCTGCTCGCAGCATCTGGTCAATTCCTTTGACCTTGTGAGGCTGCATAAGTTCGGCAAGGATGACGAACACGCCCAAGAGGGTACTGCCATCACCTCGCTTCCCTCCTACAAGAAGATGAGCGAGTTTGCCGCCTCGGACGCTCAGGTGCGCCTCGCGCTGATGGAGGAGCGCAACGCCTCGGCCGAAGGAGACTTCAAGAATGTAGAGGCAGGTACTGAGGAGGATTCGGGGTGGCTGAAGCTGATGGACTACACACGAGCTGGGCTTGTGGCAAGCACCATCAAGAACATACGCCTTGTGCTGGAGAATGACCAGTGCTTCAAGGGCAAGCTTTGGAGGAACGACTTTAGCGGCATGGACTGCTACGAAGGCAAGCTGCCTTGGACGGTTGGACGGCCACTCGGCATCTGGACGAATTCGGACGACTGCTGCCTGCGCTGCTTCCTGGAGGAGCGGTATGGCATCACAGGTAAAGACCGCATAACAGACGCGCTGACAGCTGTCTTCAACAGCAGGAGGAAGCATCCCGTGAGAGAGTATCTGAGCGGCCTGCATTGGGACGGTACAGAGCGCCTTGACACCCTGCTGATAGACTTCCTTGGCGCAAGAGACACGGAGCTGACAAGAGCGCAGACACGCAAGCAGTTCACCGCCGCTGTGGCACGCGCGACAAGACCAGGATGTAAGTACGACTACACACTGGTCATCACAGGCCCCGAGGGTATAGGCAAGAGCACCCTGCTGGCAAGGATGGGCGGTGAGTGGTTCAGTGACAGTGTGGTGACGGTGGAAGGCAAGGAAGGCATGGCAAGCCTGCGCAAGGCCTGGCTCATAGAGTTGGGCGAGCTGGCAGGCATCAAGCGCAGTGAGGTGGAGGCTGTGAAGCAGTACCTCTCACGCAGCGTTGACAAGTACAGACCCGCCTACGGACGCAGAGAAGAGGAGTACCCGAGGCAGTGCGTGTTCTTCGGCACAACCAACGAGACGAACTTCCTCAAGGGCGCAAACGGTAACAGACGCTTCTGGGTGGTGGAGGCTGGCGTAGAGGTGCCGACCAAGACGATATGGACAGAACTTAACAGCGAATATAGAGACCAAGTATGGGCAGAAGCCAAGACGCGATACGAGCAAGGAGAGCCGCTGTTCCTGCCCCGAGACCTGGAGATGCAGGCGCGTAAGATGCAGAAGGAGTTTAACGACGTTGCCAAGGATGAGCGCATAGGACTCATACAACGATACCTCGACACGCCACTTCCTGCCGACTGGGAGACAAGAAGCCTGGAGAGACGCAGAGCCTACTTCAAGCAGACCGACCCGCTGGAGGCTGAGGGTGTTCTCACCCGCACGGAGGTTAGCACGGTGGAGATATTATATGAGTTGTTCGGTGAGTCGTTGGACGAGAAGCTGCGCTATAAGTCCCGAGAGATAAACGCGCTCTTCGAGTGGATTCCGGGCTGGGAGAAAGGAAAGACTAAGAGGATAACAGGCTACGGGCTACAGCGCCTATGGGTGCGCAGCAGTCAGGGCGAGATACTAACGGATGATGACTTATGAGAAGGATAGACGAGATAGCAGGCCACGCTCTGCTGAGCGAGAAAGCGTTGGAGGCCTACCTGGTGAAACGGGTGAAGATGCTCGGCGGCATCGCCCTCAAGTACAGCAACCCGACATGCACAGGCTTCCCCGACAGACTGCTTCTCCTGCCAGGCGGAAGGACAGCATGGTGCGAGCTGAAGTCCAGAGGCAAGAAGCCGAGGGCGGTACAGCAAGCGAGGATCCAGCAGCTGAGAGAGCTTGGGCAGGCCGTGTATGTAGTGAGTTCAAGAGACGAGATAGAAGGAATGATAGATAGCGTTTAACTAAAATAAGAGAAGTTATGAAAAAGTATGTAGGAACAAAAACGGTAAAGGCCGAACCTATGAACGAATTGGCCGCAGTAGAGAAAGGTTACGCCAGAAAGAACAAGGACAACCACGAGTGGCGTGAAGGCTATCATGTGCAGTACACCAACCCAGACGGTAGCATCTACGACTCTTGGTCTCCAAAGTCTGTCTTTGAGAAAACCTATAGAGTTGCTGAGGCTCCTGCTGACCATATTAAGATTCAGCTTGAAGAACTGAATACACGCTTTGCGAAGGGAATAGAGTTTCTGTCAAACGAAGGTTATGTCCTCATATACCCCACGAAGGCACTCCTTTCAGCACAGGTTGAAACCGAGAGAGAGTATTCCTATCTGTTGAATGATAGACTCGAACGGATGTCTGATGGGAAGGAATCTCTCAACAACTATGACTTCGGCACAGCTATCAAGTTTCTTAAAGCGGGTGGCGCTATCCGTAGAGCTGGCTGGAATGGCAAGGGTATGTTTGTTATTAAGCAGGTTCCCGCGCATATCACAAGCGAGACCATTCCTAATATGCAGTCGCTGCCCCAGATTGCGAAGGACATCCTGATGAAGCGTCAGAAACCATGCCTGAAATACATAAACCAGATGCTCATCATTAACCAAGACGGACGCGCTGATTCATGGGTTCCATCGTCCAGCGATGTATTTGCGGATGACTGGGAACTGGTTACAGAGTAATAAGGATTCTAAAAATAAAGAAATGACGATGGGAATTTGTATTGCATTTATCGCTGTGGCGCTTATAGCGGGTGTCGCAGGAGCCAACTACGGCTACGCGAGGGGAGAACAGGAGACCAACGCGCGCTGGACAGCATACCTCTCTGACAAGGAGGAAGAGATTGTGCGGCTCCAGAAGGAACTGAAGGAGACACGCGCTGCGATGCGTATTCTCAGTGAGAGGAAAGAAAGCGATGGCAAGAAGTAGAGAGCTGCGCCCTGCGACGGATGACGAGTACACCAACGAGGCGCTTAACAGAGAGTATTACGACCGTCCATGCACGATGAGCAGTCAGAGCGAGGGATGCAAGGCATACGTGAGGCAAGGCTTCAGCACAGCGCGCACACGCTCGAAGTACAGAGATGCGAATTGGATGGAGTGACAGACACCGTAATGAGACGATATGGACAACAAGGAATTTAACTGGGACGAGGTGATAAGCCTCGTGCACAAGACAGCCCAAACTACGAGCATCTGGCCATGCTTGTCATCACCGAGCTCAGCGAGGCGATAAACGCGGACAGGTATGGCAGACACGCCGATACGGAGGGATATAAGGTATGGCGTGCCTTCGTGAATGAATATATAATAACCCACGAAGACCGTATCAAGAGACGCAAGACGGCATTCAATGAGTGCATTAAGGACACCGTGGAGGGCGAGCTGGCCGATGCCTGCATACGCCTCATGGACATGATTGGCTACTACCAGATTTCCTTCATTCGTGACAATACGTTTACTTCCGACCTTGACAAGCCGTTGTGTGAGTTCTGCTTCCGAGTAACAGAGGCTCTGATGGCTCCGCACAGAGAGATATACTACGGCTGCCAAAAGGCTCTAAACATGCTGCTTGCCTATGCCGAGCGCAACGGTATAGACATCGAGTGGCACATTCACGAGAAGATGGCATACAACGAGCAACGGCCACGGCTTAACGGAAAGAAGTACTGAGACGCGAACTGGGTGGAGTGACAACTAAAAACAGACAGAGAATGAATAAGTATATTGGACCCAGAGAGGTATGGGCGCACCCTATGACGGAGTACGAGGCTATTGCGGCAGGCATACATCCAAAGTCAGAAGACGGGCATGTACTCAAAGCCGGCTACAAGATAACACAGCCTATCCCAAACGGGAGAGTTCTTGAGTACTGGGTGGATGAAGACACGTTCAACCGCTGCTACACGCAATTCAATAGCTCGGCAGACAGACTGCGCGTAGAGATTGAAGAAGTCCAGCGTCGTATCCAGTCATGGATGCTTTTCGATGAGCCCGTTCCAAAGCCGAATGAGGAGAACTTGTGGAGACTACAGCACGATATGCTGCGTGCATACGTCAGAATCCTTGAGATGCGGCTTGAGATTATCAAGAGTGAGAAAGAGAAAATTAACGACTAAACAGAATTGAGATATGGAAGAAGAGAGATATTACGAGTTTACGGGTGAAACCAAGAAGTTTTATAACCGCGTAGTACACCGTATCAGATGCACAAAGGACTTCCGCGATTACAAGGCAGGGGATGTCGGTGGTTGGGTAGAGGACTACAAGAACCTAAGCGAACAGGCCTGGGTGGAGGATGAAGCGGTGGTATGTGAGTATGCAACGGTAAAAGGATCCGCAATAATCAAGGAGACTGCGATGGTATTTGGCTTTGCAAAGGTCTGCGGAACGGCCACGATAAGCGGTAACGCATATGTAGGCGACCATGCTTTCGTCATGGATGCAGAGGTAAGCGGTAACGCGGGTGTTGGCGACTGCACCGAGGTCAAGGGTAACTGCGTTGTCACAGACCACGCTGTCGTTAAAGACCACGCGGAGATAACAGACAACGCAAGGATAGAAGGCCATGCAAGGGTGGCAGAATATGCCTGCGTAGGCATGGACGCACGTGTCTGTGACCATGCCAAGTTAGGGGAGTGTGCTCATGTGGGTGGCTGTGCTTTGGTATGTGACCACGCCTGGCTTATGGGCAATACAATGGTGGACGGGTATGCCGTTGTAGGTGGTATGACATATTCTATGGGCGCTCTCTACGTCACAGACGAAGCAGAGGTCAGATGCGAGGGGCTTCCAGGGCCTAAAAAGGTGTTTATCCCTATAAAGGGAACCTTCCGTATATGCGGGGATGCGAAGGTGATAAGTAGCAGGGACTATGTGGTGTTCACCGATTGGCTCCATGAGGGGTATGAGATTGTTTGGACACGCAGCAACGACATGTGGCATTGCGACGGTCTTGGCATAAACAGTCCATGCCCCGCAGAGGAGTTCATTAAGAAGGGCTACGAGAAGGGAGAACTACACGGCAAGAACCGAGAGTTGCTTGTGAAGTATGTAGAAAGTATTAAGGAGCTTGGCCGATGTAAAAACGAGGCGAAAAGCTGGTGAAGAACTATAAACAGAATAAAGACATGAAAGAAAATAGGCATTATGAGTTGACCGATGAGACCATTGAGTTTGACGGCCATACACTGCACCGCATAAGATGTACAGAGGATTTTCGGGGTACAACGAAAGGAACTCTGGGCGGTTTTGTTGAGGAATACGAAAACCTCTGCGGTGACGCTTGGGTAGGTGGCAATGCGAAGGTTTATGGGGACGCAAGTGTTAGCGGCATTGCGCTCGTTAAGGATAACGCTTGCATAAGCAATGGCGCAATCATTACCGACGTAGCCAGTGTTTCGGATTCTGACATTGTAAAGGGCGATGCGTGGATAGGCGGTTTTGCTAAAATTCGCGATTCCGCTGTTATCAAATATAGCATCAGTAACAATGGCTATCCGTTATTTCTAAGCGGACGTATCGTAATTTGCGGTAACGCGGTGATAGAATCCAAATACGACTATATCGTTTTCAAGAACTGGTGGTCATCGGGTAGGTACTTTACCTGGACACGCAGCAATGACATGTGGTGCGTTGGATGCTTCTATGGCACGGGTAAGGAGCTAATTGCTAAAGCCTACAAGGACAGCAAGGTGAGCGGGAGAGAATATGAGCGGGTAGTCAAGTATGTAGAGCAGATTAAGAGATACAGCAAGCCGTCTTTGTGGCAGCGGGTAAAGAAGATGCTAAAATGCAATGATAACAAAACTGAACTACAGTGACCGAAGCATTAAGTCCTGCGCGATGCGCAAGCTTACGCCCTTTGAGTGTTTTCGTCTGATGGGCGTGCGCGATGATGTGATACGCACGATGCAGAGCACGAACGCACAGGCAGAGAAGCGTATAGCGGGCTTCAAACCAAAGGGCAAGAAGGACGAGATGGCGGTGTCAGCAGCACAGCAGTACCGACAGGCAGCAAACAGCATTGTCCTTGATGTGCTTGCCTATATCTACGAGCAGCTGTGGTACCCTAAACATCGCGAACCAATCGGACAGATGAGCCTCTTCCCAGACGATGAGTTGCCTGCAATGCCAGACCACAGCGATGACGAGAAGGTGATATGCACTACGTTCAGCGGGTATGACTCACAGCTGATGGCCGCTGATGTGCTGAAGGATTGGCATCCCGATTTCCGATGGGCATGCACAGGGTGGAGCGAGATAGACAAGAACGCATGCCTTATGCACAACCTCGTATTCCCGCAGTATGCTGACAAGGCACTCGGAGACATCACAAAGATAGACTGGCATAAGGTGAAGGAGTCGTTGGGCGGCAAGGAGGTTGACCTGCTTACCTACTCCTCGCCTTGCCAAAACCTCAGCAACGCGGGCAAGCAGATGGGCATGAAGGAGGGCAGCGGTACGCCCTCTTCCCTGCTGTGGCATGTAGCAGACGCGGTGGAAGTTCTGCGCCCTAAGTTCCTCTTGCAGGAGAACGTGGCGGCGCTGGTAAACAAGAACTTCCTTCCCGACTTCCAGGCGTGGCTCGATAAGTTGGAGCGACTTGGCTACGTATCGAGGTGGCAGCGACTCAACGCAAAGGACTACGGTGTGCCACAGAACAGAGACAGGGTGTTCTGTCTGTCCATGCGGAGCGATGTGGCCTTTGACTTCCAGTTTCCCGAGCCTATCGCCTTAGACAAGCGATTGGAGGATGTGCTGTTGGACGAGGTGGAAGAACGGTACTTCCTCAAGGACGATGCCGTGAGCAAGTTTCTCAAGGCAAACGACTCAGACAATGCCCTGTTCGTGCAGTTCGATTTGCCACCGACACACGAGGCGGCAATGTTTCTCAAGACGTGGCTCACTCTGTGGATGCAAGCAGCCGATGGTTGGAACATGACACCTATAAGTCTTCAGCACGCACTTAATTCGGCACGGCAGAAAATGGATCTGTCTTATTCCGTGTTCACGGCTAAGGGAGTGGCAGCGTTAGGCGATGAGTTTGCGCGGTTGTTTAAGGAGAATATGGAGAGGAAGAATATGAATAACAAGCAGTACTATATCGGCTGGGCGAGAGACAGCAAAGGGCGCATAAAGGGGCGACCGCGCAAGCAGATAGCTAATGCCGTGACATCGAAGGTCGGGCACGGAATTTCCGACCCTCGCGACGGACTGGGCAACACCACACCGCATATAATTATAGAATATGATTAAAGAAGAAAAGATGTTTGCCGTGTTCTGCGATTGCTGCGGGACACGACTCACAGAAGGTGACATCATAACAGGCTGGACAGATATGGAGTCGGCTGAGTTCGTAGCACGCGAGTCGGGCTGGGAGAAGCAAGGAGAGTACTGGTACTGCCCAGATTGTTGCAAGCCTAACGATGGGGAGGAAGAAGATGGGAAAGAATAGGAAGAAGGAAGACGGCATCTTCTACGACTTCGCCACAGGCCGATGCTGGGAGCACAACGGCAAGTCCAAGCGCCTGCTGTGGACAGAGAACATGTTGCGGGAACTGAGAGCTAGGTTCCCCATCATGCACAGCGAGGAACTGGCTGGCATGCTACAGATGTGTAAGCGCACGCTGGAGCGCAAGGCCAAGGAACTGGGCATAAAGAAGAACCCGCAATGGCTGGCAAAGAACAGAGAGGAGTGTAGGAGGATAGCTTACAGTTGCACGAGGAGGGGACTCAACCCTGGCTGTTATAAGAGTGGGCATGCGCCGACACACGGCTACAAGAAGGGCAGAGTGCTCAGCAAGGAAATAGAAGAAAAGCGAGTTGCCCATCTACGCGAAAGTCTGAGAAAACGAAAACATAAACAAAAAGTTAATAAATATGGAGTATCAGGAGAACAATCTGAAGAGTAGGGAAGAGCTTGCCAAGATGGCCATGGATATGATAGACGCTCATCTGTGCTACACGGGCAGCATACGCTCTGGAGCGAGTAAGGAAGAGGTACGCGCTAACGCGCGAGACTACTTCCGCAAGCGTGACGAGCTGATGGAAGCCTCACGCAGCATCCTCTTCAACGCTAAGTTGACGGAGAGATGAAAGCAGTCCTGCATGATTACCAGAAGCGCGCGGTTCGGTTTGTGGAAGACACGCCGCGCTGCGCGCTTCTGCTTGAGATGGGCTTGGGCAAGAGCCTTATAACGCTCACCGCCTTGGGCAGGATGCTCGCAGACATGGAGGTCAGCAAGGCGCTTGTCATCGCCCCACGTAAGGTGGCGGAATCCACATGGTCAGACGAGGTAGAGAAATGGGAGCATCTGTCGGGTCTGCGCGTGAGCCGCGTCATAGGCACAGAGAAGCAGCGCGTGAAGGCTCTGGAGCAGGATGCCGACCTCTACGTGCTCGGCCGCGACTCCTGGGTGTGGCTGGTAAAGTACTACAACGCCAGCATGCCGTTTGACATGCTCATCATAGACGAGTTGACAAGCTTCAAGAGCAACACCAGCCAGCGCTTCAAGGCGATGCGGCTTGTGCGTAGCCAGTTCAGCCATATCATAGGGCTCACAGGAACGCCAGCCCCTAACGGCTACCTTGACCTCTGGGCAGAGGTTTTCTGCATAGACGGAGGCCAGCGCCTGGGCAAGTTCGTGACACGCTACAGGAGCAACTACTTCAACGTGACCACAAGCCCGCAAGGCTATCTGCTTAGAGCAACGCTGAAGGAAGGATCCAAGGAGCAGATAGACGCGCTGCTGTCCGACATCTGCCTCACCATGCAGGCAGGAGACTATCTGACCCTGCCAGAGAGGCAGGACATCGTGAGGAGAGTGCATCTGCCCGCCAGCATACTGAGCCGCTACCGCAAGTTCGAGCGCGAGATGGTAATGAGCATAAGCGACACAGAGGCTATCACCGCCGCGAGTGCCGCCGCCCTCATGGGTAAGCTGCTTCAGTATGCCAACGGCGCTGTCTATACAGACGAGCACATGGTGGAGGAGATACATCAGGAGAAGATAGAAGCCCTCAGAGAGATAGTAGAGGCCGCAGGGTCTCCTGTGCTCGTCTTCTACCAGTACAAGCACGACCTTGCACGTATCAAGGACGCGCTAGGCAAGGACTACAAGCTGAGAGCCTACGAGAACGAGCAGGACTTGCGCGCATGGAACAAGGGAGAGGTGGAGGTGCTGCTTGCCCATCCAGCCTCATGCGCCTACGGACTTAACATGCAGGCAGGAGGACACGTCATCGTGTGGTTCGGTGTGGGGTTCAACCTTGAGTTGTACCAGCAGGCCTGCGCGAGACTGCACAGGCAAGGACAGAAGTACCCCGTGCAAGTCTATCATCTGCTGTGTTCCGACACCGTGGATGAGAGAGCCTGGCAGGCCATACAGAGCAAGGCCAACGAGCAGAACGCGCTCATGGGCGCACTCAAGCGCTTGGTACAGACGTACAGATAGATGATAAATTGTCAAGAGAGAATGCCCGCGGAGATTATCTTTGCGGGCATAACTTTTTAATAATCGTTGCAATGATAGGAGCAATATTAGGCGCTGCCACCTCAATAGGTTCAAGCATCTATGGAGGAATCAAGGCTCACAAGGCCGAGAAGAAGTACAGGAAGGAGATTGCCGACCTAAACAAGAAGCAGAACGACTGGTACAACCAGCGCATGAACGAGGACTACACACAGCGCGCTGATGTGCAGCGCCTCCTCAACAGCTCACGTGAGGCCGCAGAGAGGCAGATTAACAGCGCCCGCGCCAGACAGGCCGTGTCGGGAGGTACAGACGAGAGCGTGATGGCCGCACAGGAGTCCGCTAATGCAGGGCTTGCTGACGCTACCGCACAGATAGCCTCGCAGGCAGGAGCCTACAAGGACGCTGTGGATAAGCAGAACCAACAGAACATAAGCGCTAACGCAGCGCGTAATATGCAGTACTACACACAGGCCGCACAGAACGCACAGACAGCTGCCTCTGCGGGCATGCAGGCAGGCATGGGTGTAGTGGGTGCTGACATGCAGGCTAAACTTAATAACGGTAAAGGTCTCTTTGAGGGGCTGTTTAAGAAGAAGTAGATATGAAGAGAACAGAATCAGACATGTATTCTTTTCTCGACGATGACGAGAAGAAGAGTGTGACTTACTCACCGAAGCCAGCGGTAACTACTACCCTGACTCCCGCTCCTGCCGTGACCGCCCCCGCTCCTGCCGTGAAGGACGAGGTGCCAGCCGCCTTGCAGAGAAAGACATCGGACTATACACCGCAGACCCCATGGACACCGAAAGAGCAGAGAGTGGAAACGCCCGTTGCGGAGAAGGAAAAGCCATCCCTGGATATACCGCCAGTCAGCGACTACGACAACTTCTCTGAGCTGGTCAAGCAGTACACTTCCGCACCGATGACCGAGGAGGAGCAGAAGCGCAGAGAGCGCGGAGCTGCTGCCGCTCAGAGCATGGGCGCACTGGGCAACGTGCTCAGCGCGTTCAGCAACCTTGCCTTTACAGGCGGTGTGGCTCCAAGCCAGAAGCTTCCAGACCTGCCAGACGCTAACAAGGACGTGCAGGCATTCCGCACACAGGTGGAGAAGAGCAGGCAGGCTTACCTTAACAACCTGCTGCAAGGCCGTGCGCTCCAGCAGAAGGGAGAGGAGCTTGGTCTGAAGAGAGCGGAGTTAACGCGCAAGGTAAATGCAGACGAGAGAGAAGCGGCGAACAAGAAAGCCCTTAATGACGCAAAGATTGGGCGCATGAGGGTGCAGGATTCAAAGGACGAAGCCATAAAGGCTTATTGGGACGCAAAGACGCAAGCCTTGGAAGAGGGTCAGCCACTTGCGGAGGCAGAAAGGAGAGCCAAGATAGCATACTGGAACTCCAAAGCAAAAAGCGGTGGAGGCGGCAACGGAAACTATGTGGATGTAGAGCTTGCCGACCCTGTTACACATAAAACGCAAAAGATTAGGGTGACAGGCAATAAAGCCGCGGATATTCTGATGAGTCAAGAGATAGACGAGAGTAACAAGACTGTCACGAAGTCTGTAGATGCTTTCGGAGGCAAGAGCAGTAAGACCACTGAACGAGGTAAGAGCGCCAAGCAGAAGAGCGGCGAGCATACCAGAGCGCTCAGAGAGAAGGAAGAGGCCAAGAAGAAGGCCAAGACAGGAAAGAAGCCGAACAATAATATGTCACACACAAGAGCACTTGGTTTATAAATATGGCACAGGATAAGTTAGATATACTATACGATGCGCTGGAACGTGATGGCGCGGTAACAAGCGGTAGAGAGAACTTCCGAGCTAAGATGCTTGCACCTGGTGAGGAAGGCTACAAGAACAGGCTCGCGCTCTTTACAGCGCTGAAGCAGGACAACGCCGTAGAGAGCAATACCTACGAGGAGTTTGCTGCCAACCTTGGCTTGCATGCCGTGAAGCCAGCCAAACAGGAGGATCCAGCCGAAGAGCAGGGCAGAGCGGCACAGCCCAACGCGGATGACTACGCAAGAGCGGCTAAGAACAACGCTCTGGCGGTAGCACGCGGGCGCGATGTGCTGCACCAGGCAGAGAACGCGCAGGAGTGGCAGAAGGCCAACTTCGGGCTTAACGTGCCGAAGATAGAACTTGGACTTGGCAAGTCGGGTCGTACTGTGGCCACCGCTCCTACGTTCAATGCCAAGACAGGCAAACAGGAGCGCACCTACATAACACAGAGCGGCAACGAGTACACTTCACAGGCTTCTGCCGAGCGTGAGCAGGCCGCTCTGGACAAGCAGCAGGAACAGGCGCGTAAGCTGGCTCACGTGCAGGAGGAGATAGACCGCAAGCGGCAGGAGGAGCTGGCAGGCATAGACAAGCAGCTGACCGTCATGCAGGAGCAGTATGACCGCATTAAGGGTACCGACCATACGAGTGAGACACGCAAAGGCTATATCATGCAGGCCATAGACCGCCTACAGCAGCAGCGGGACGCAGCAGAGAAGAAATACCGCGGGCGCGATGTGAAGGCCGAGTACGAGCTGGGAGGCGGCAGAGAACAACTCGAGGCTGCAAAGGAGGAGGTGGCCAAGGCGCTGGAGGACATAGAGGAGAGACGAGGCGAGAAGTCGGGCTTTATGGAGTTCGCTGAGAGCCAGTTCCCCAACGTGACCTCTTACATACGTAGGTGGACAGACCCCGAGTATGGCAAGGCCAAGGCCGCAGAGCAGGCACTGGAGGACACAGAAAACACTATCAAGCAGGCTACGCGCGAGGGCTTCTCCAACAACACAGCCTTCAACGTGGCACGTGGCGCGTGGGACGCTACCCGCGATATACGCACGTGGGACTTCGGTGCCAACGACTGGGCCGACAGCCGTAACCTGGCTGAGCTTGTAGATAAGTCGGAGCGAATCCGCAAGGCCGAGGAGGCAGGCAAGACACCCGAGGAGCATCTGACCGCAACCGAGCAGAGAGTTCTGGACGCGATGGCCGTATCAAGTACGCTGGACGCTAACTTCAGTGAGCACGTGCCGATGTCCTACCGCGTAGGACAGAGCGTGCCTGCCTCTGCGGGCTTTGCCGCCAGCATCTACCTCAACCCGCTCAACGGACTGGGTGCTGCTGTGGAGAAGCAAGTAGCGGCTAACGCTGCCAAGGGAGGCGTGAAGGGAGTGCTGAAGGGCGCGATGAAGACAGCGGGCAAGACGGTGATGAAGAACGTGACTGGCGCGCCTACCATGAACGCCGCCGAGCAGAGCATGCAGCGCGCCCTCACCGTAGCCGCTGTGAACAAATACGGCAAGTGGGGCGTGCGCGCGATGAACACCGCAGGCCGCGTGATAGGTGATGGAGTGGAGGCACTGGGTACAACACTCACCACTGGCCTGCCGCGTACCATGGCCTCTATCAACGAGAGGCAGACGGGTACGTTCATAGGCCGTGTGGATGACAGCGGACGCATAGTGTATGACCGCGTGGAGGACAGAGAGACAGGGGCTAAGTCGTACCTCAAGGGGGGCTTGGCTTCCTACTTCGAGAACCAGTCCGAGCTGGTGGGTGAGTACTTCTCACCGATAAAGAACTTTGCCAACCTTGCCGCAAAGGATATGCCCCTGGCACGCAGCATGGTGGAACGGTTCATTGCATCCTCACCGAAGCAGAAGGCTTCACTGCTGGCCGAGTTCCGCAAGAAAGCGCACATAAGCGGCCTCTTCGGGGAGTATGCAGAGGAGGTGATAAACAACCTGGAGAACGCGGTTTTCACAGGCGACATGAACCTGACGGGAGGTGTCTTCGAGCCAAAGCGCGAGGACTACAAGAGCGAGGAGGACTACAACAAAGCCGTGAACGACTGGAAAGGATCCATGTTCAACGCTGAGACAAACTTGGAGACCTTCTTATCTGTGGCAGCGATGATTATGCCCATGGCCGCTATCGAGCAAGGCCAGAAGCGCTACAACTCCTACACCGTCAAGCGCCAGCTGAACACCTCTGCCGATGCCCTGCGCAAGTCGTTGGGCGAGGAGACTGCTGTACCTCTTATGACCCGCATGCGCGAGGCAGAGAGCATCAAGGATATATGCGATGTGTATATGTCCGTCCTCAAGGATGGCGGGCTGAAGGACAGCAAGCAGGCGCGCGCGCTGATGGACTACGCTGGTAAGCTGGTGTCCTACCAGAGCGTAAACACAAGCGATATGTCTGGGGAGATAAGTGCAAACCGTGTACAGCGAGGCTATAAGAGCGCGTTTGACGCAGGGCATGAGATGGCCGCTGATGAGCGCCACAATGCCGCTGTAGAGTTTGACAATGCAGCGGCAACCGCTACCGAAATGCTGGGCAAGGACTTCGTGATGGCCGTGCGGGATATGGACTTGCCGCGGTTCCAGGAGATACTGAAGACACTGAACTGGGAGCAGAAGAAGGCCGCTACGGATGTGTATCTGTCCAGCGTCCGACTGAGCGGTATCATGGCAGGGGCGCATGACCGCGTGGACGAGGAAGCCGACAAGTACGGCAACACGTTAAGCCTCATGTCGGACGAGGATGGCAACGCCTGGCGCGGATCTAACCTTGGAGAGAACGAGTATGTTGTGCCTTCTTCCCTGTCTGACGAAGGCAGTACGCTGGTGGTGCGCGATATGGAGACAGGCGCTCTGCGCATGATACCGCGTGATGAGGCGGGAGAACTGACAGCCGTCAATGCCAGCGAGGAGACAGAAGTCAGACGCCAGCAGCTGTGGGAGCAGGCGAAGGATGAAGTACGCTGGAACCTCAACCACCATAACAAGACCGTGCAGCCTGCCGTGGGTGAGACGGTCAGCATCAGCATGCGCAAGAGCGAGGACGAGGATAACGAGACACAGCGCTTCCTCATCGTGAAGGAGGATGAGGAGGGTAACTTCTATCTCCTGCCCACACGCATGAACGAGGCAGGCGAGGAGGAAGCCATAAGCGGCACACCCTTCAAGGCCACCGCTGACGAGCTTCTGTCTTCCCAGGACTACGTGTATGAGCAGGAGGACGCAGCGCAGCGCGATGCCGAGCGCAGCGCGGTGGAGGAGACTACGGAGGGCGGTGCAACAGAGGAGACACCGACTGACGGTTCTTCTGTGGTCATAGAGGGCACTCCCGCTACAGAGGAGGACGCTCCTGCAGATACAGCCGTGCCTACACGTAGCGAGGTGGCCGCGCAGTTGGACGCTACCGAGGAAGGAAGAAGCGCACGTGCAATGGTTGACGGCTGGGCGCGTGACGAGAACGATGCCGAGACAATCCATGAGTGGATAGACATCGTGGATGAGTCAGAGTGGGATGCCAAGACGAAACAGCTCCTGCATGACTACGTGGATAGCAAGGACGCACCAGACGAGGAGGGGCAGACTGGCGGGTCATCCGCTGTAGTGGAGGGTGAAGCCGCTCCCGCTGTGGAGAGTGAGGCCGCTCCCACTGTGGAGAACAAGGCCACTCCGAAGATACCGCTGGATAAGAACGGAGTACCCCAGTACTACAAAGCTCCTGTGCAGGCTACCGTGGAAGACCTGTATGACGGCACACTTGACGATAAGGAGGTGGGCGAGTTCATAGAGGCACAGATAGCGGAAGCCGACAAGAACGTGAAGAAGCTGGAGAATCGGAAGCCCAAGGTAGGCACTGACAAGGCCAAGTACCTTGCCAGCAAGAAGAAGTGGGAAGACGAACTGGAAGATGCCCGCCACAAGGCTCAGTACTGGAACGATGTAAAAGCCGAAGTGGAGAGAATAACCACACCCGCAGACGCGCAAGGCTGGGAGGGCGAGCTGAACGATGATAACGCACGCGCGGCCTACCGAGCACAGCGAAAGGCCGAGAACGGCATACCCACACAGCAGGAGTTCATCGCCGACTTCATGGCAAGTGCCAAGATAGCACCTGAGTCCTTCAGAAAAGAGACTGGAGGCGGGACGCTGGAGCAGAAGCAGTGGGCAGGACGTATCGCGAAGGAGGGAGACAGCATAGAACGCCTGTCCGAAAAGTTGGTTGACCTCGACAATACAGAGAACAGCGGCCGCTTCTTCGGCGGTGACAGCGCTGCCGCAAGGGATGCCATTATAGACTTCCTCAAGTCGGGACGATATAAGACTGACCAGGAGCAGGAGTTTGTGGCGCAGTACAACGCGCAGCGCGATGCGTACTATAACGAGCGCTATGGCATGTCTTATGAGGACTATATCGCATATTCCGAGCAGGAGATGCCCGAGATGTTGAGAAGATATAGTAACTTTGACGAGCAAGAGTTCACCAAGCTATACGCAGACGAGATAGAGGAGGACTTGCGCAGAAGAGAAGAACAAGCTAAACAACAGAACAATGGAACAGAAGGAAATGACTCCGCAGGAGAAGAGCAGAGCGATGGTGGAAGCCGTCAAGTACAACTTGGCGAACGGACTGATGACACCCGAGGAGGTGAAAAGCGCGCAGACACCAGAGCAGAAGAAGATGCTGGCGATGAAGGCGCTGGTAAACCAGAGGCTACACAAGAGAATGCTGGAGCAGAAGCAGCAGGAGGAAGACCAGCGAATGTGGGAGGAACACCAGAACTCCAAGGTGATATACCGTCGGAAGAAAGAGTAGCGAAACGCGAAAAATATTCTGCCACCAATGAGCATGATAGTCAGGGCAACCCATTGAACGCTGACGGTACATTAAAGCTGGAAAAAGTAGAGTCTATTGACGATATAACAGACGAAGACTTTTCACACCCTACCCGCAATGTGGAGTTGCCGCAGGTTCCTGAGAATGTTGGCAATGCCCTTGGCACGGACGGTAAACCTGTCATCATCAAGAAGAATATCTTTGAGAGAAATGCAGAACGCCACAAGGACTTATCCCCTAGCCAAAGTCGTGGGATTTTGTTTTCCGCTTTATACAATGCTGACTTGTATGGGCAGAACCAAAAGGCTAAACGCCCCTATAATTGGGTAGTAATAAACACGAAAGACGAAAAAGGGCATAACCGCATAGTACTACTGGAAATAAACCCAAGCAAGAATGCTGTTGAGATTATCCACTGGCATTATGTGAACGATAAGAATTTGGGGCTTATAAAAAAACAAGCCATCCGTGAGGGCGGCCAAGTCCTCATACTGCCTTCTGAAAATTCAGAAGAGGTTGGTGGCCTTTCCAACCTTACGGATGGCCAACAAGTCGAGAAGAACGGCGGCGAACTCGTTATGTTATCCTCGAAGGATAAGGTGGAAAGCCTTTCCACTCCTCAACACGACTTGTCTTCTGACGGCAAAGGTAGTACAAAGCTTGCAACCGAGCAAGAAAAAGGCAATATATTTGCGGAGGCTGAGAGACTGGCAGAAGAGGAGCGCGCGAAACGCGAAAAACCTTCTGAAAACAAGGGAGGAGCGTTACTTTCTGAACAGATAGCCACAGCTTCAGCCGAAGTGAATACAGAACCGACAGAGGCGCAGAAGGAAGCAGGCAACTATAAGAAGGGACATGTACAAGTTGGTACGTTCGACATCACCATCGAGCAGCCGCAGGGCAGCGTGCGTAGGGGCACTGATGCCAACGGCAAGGAGTGGGAAAGCAAGATGAACAACACTTACGGCTACATTCGTGGTACAGTAGGCGTTGACGGAGACCATATTGACGTGTTCCTCTCCAATGATATCGACGGTTGGGACGGACGAAAGGTGTTCGTCATTGACCAGTACAACCCTGACGGTAGTTTTGACGAGCACAAGGTTATGCTTGGCTTCAATGATGCTGACGAGGCTATGGGAGATTACCTTGCCAATTACGAGCAGGGCTGGGAGAATGGCCGCAGAATTGATGTGTCCGCTGTGAACCTTGAAGACTTCGAGAAGTGGATTGAGTCAAGCAAGCGCAAGACAAAGGCTTTCAACGAGTATAAAAATGTGAAGTCAGAAAGTGCAGAGTCTCCAAAGACAGGTGCATTTGGAACTATATACACCCAGTTCAAAGGCAAACCACAAGAAGCTATTGCTTTCCTCCTCGAAAAGAAAGAGGGCGAAGCTGTGGACGCATTGCACCATAAAGACATTGGTGACATTGATTTGGTATGGGGAAAAGAAGGAACCGCCAAAAGCGACGGCTTTGGTCTTGCTAAACTCGCCAAATACCATCCAGAAGTTCTTGGCAATCTGCAAGAGATACTTGATGCTATGGTTGTTGTCAAGCGCACATACAATCGTGTGCAACTGGAAAGTGAGACGCATCAAGCATCTGTACGCCTAACATGGGATAGTGAGAAAAAGAATTGGCTGCTTACTGCCTTTGAAAAGAAAAACAGTGTCTCCGACAATACGACAGACACTGTAGGAACCGCTGAAGGCGGCAAGCGGAATGGCACAGCTACTCCGCAAAACACTGTTTCTGACGGCAAAGATAAAGAAAAGGTTTCGTCTGAGCAAGGGAATGGTGAGAAAAGTGCTGGTGCGAAGCTTGTTAAGGGTGAGCGTGAGGCGACATCTGTGCGTCTGCAGAAGACGGATAACGTAGATGTTGAGTCGATGGCAGCGGAGCATGGCTTGGATGGTATGTGGCTTTCCCGCTATGCAGAGGGTATGAGAGAAAGGAATTCGGCTGCGGCTGCAATGGCTCTTCATGACCTAAAGGCTCTATATCTGCGTGAGCATATAGCGGAGAAGAAGGCGTTAATGGAGCGCGATGGAGTGAGCGGTCTTCTTGCTAACAAGCGTCTGTTTGAGCCTGTAGAGCAAGCGATTAAGGCGAAGTATGGCGACGTGGACGTGCTTATTGAGGAGCGCAGAAAGCAAGCGGAGATAGAGCGTGGCATGATGGAGGCTGCACGCAAGAGAGCCGAAGAGGAAGAAACCAAAAGGCAGCAGCACTTGGAAGAGTTGTCTTTACTCACAGGAGACGAGATAGACGAACGCTATGCGGATGCCTTGGCGAAAGGTGACGAGGCTACTGCCCGTGAGATGCTTGACGAGGCTGCAAGACGTAAGGGGTATGGTGATGCCGAGAGCGACTACCAGGGTGTAGGTGCTTGGGGCGCACCTTCAAAGCCTAATTATGAGACTGACGAAGCGAGACGCAATGCCGTTGGTGAAGACTCGCCAGACCTCAATGTGGAGGATATGGCAGCAGGCTACAGCAACCAACCAGAAGACATCTTTGCGCATCCTGATAAATACTCGCAAGGCTTGCCAACAAGCAAGGAGAGCGGCAAGGCAATACAGACAGCCATTGATGACATACGGAACGGCAAGAAGGATGCGAAGATAAAGGTGTATCGCGCCGTGCCTACAACTGTAAAGGAGGGCAAGTTGCGCAATGGTGACTGGGTGACTCCTTCGAAGAGGTATGCTGAGTTGCATGGTGACAACCGTCTGGAGGGTAAGTACCGTATCATTGAAGACGAGGTGCCAGCTAGTGACCTTTGGTGGGACAGCAACGACGTGAACGAGTGGGGCTACGACAACGGCAAGAACTACAGGTATAAGAATGTGAAGAACAACAGAAAGCTGAACGACTTAGTAACACGCGATGACAATGGCAATATTATCCCACCATCAAAGCGTTTCAACTCTCGCAAGGCTGATGAGCGTTACCAGCGCGGAAAAGGTGCTGTTCCCGCCAGGAAGGAAGAGGCTATCTTGCGTGATGCCTTGATAGACAGAATGCGGGAGAATGGCATGGATGTCATAACAAACGAGGAAGAAGGACAGCGTGTGTTGGACGAGGCTAAGAACTACGTCATCTTCAACGGGAAGGATGCCAAGATAACTGACCATGTACGCTTCTTCCGCACAGCCGATGGCGAGGCTTATGGTTTTACCGTTGACGGGAAGATATACATTGACCCGAAGATAGCCAACAGCGAAACGCCTGTGCATGAGTATGCGCACCTGTGGGCAAGCGCTCTGAGGCAGTCAAACGCTAAAGAGTGGGCGAATGTGGTTGGCCTTATGAAGGACACCGCTGTATGGGAGGAAGTGAAGAAGCGTTACCCCGAACTGACGACTGATGACGAGATAGCGGATGAAGTGCTGGCTACCTACTCAGGACGGAAAGGCGCGGAACGCTTGCGTAAAGAGATGGAGGAGGCTACCAAGAACGGAAGCATCTTCGACAAGGCAGAAGCAATGAGCGCGATGCAGAAGATACGGCAGGCGCTTGATACGTTCTGGAAGAGCGTGGCTTATTTCCTACATATCCACTACACCACAACCGAGGAAGTGGCAGACCGCGTAATGAAGGACTTGCTGGACGGCGTGGATCCTCGCATGATGAATGACGGGGAAAGCGTGGAGAGCATCCGCTATCAGCACGTGGAGAGTAAGGAGTATGAAAGCCCGGAGAGGGCGAACGAAAGGTTCAATGACGAGCTTGACGCTTTCAAGAACAAATCACACAAAGGCCTACTACATTTGGGTCGTCCAGGCGCTATACTTCGCGCGGCAGGGATAGACGTAGAGAGCATTACTCTTTCACCAACCGTGTTGAATAGGCATCTAAATAAGCACGCCATCACCACAGATGACTTGAAAGGACTTGCTAAGTCTATCCAATCCCCAATCTTAGTGTATAAACACGGAAAGAACTCCCCTAATATTGTTGTGGTAACGGAACTTGACGTAAAGGGTGGCAAGCTATCTGCGTCGTTTGAACTTGATAGCAACGGTGAGGTTGTGAAAGTGTCGAATATCTCCAGCATACACAACAAAGACGCAGAGAAGGAGCTTCTTCGACTCTATAAAATGGGAGAAAAGGACTTCAGAAACGCCTTAAAGTGGGTAGAAAAGGAAAAGATGCTTAATTGGCTGGCACCGAGTTCCTATAAGCCCTCAGGTATGCAAACCAACGAAGCACCTTTTGATATCGCAAAGGTAATACAAGATTTCGAGAACCCAAAGGTTTCTGACGAAAAAGTTTCAGAGGATGACCTTTACCGCGTTGTGGATGACAAGGAGACCATCGAGCGCCTGGACGCTGAACCAAAGATAACGGCTTACCGAGCCATGCAGGTGATAGACGGCAAACTCTACTCACCAATGGCCGCAAAGGTGGATGGAGAACTGACAGACAGCAACCCGTATGGCGCATGGACGGAAGCAGAGGAAACCCTGCTTGACTTTACGCCCGAGCAGAAAGCTGCGATGGAGGCGCTGGACAAGTCAAACGAGCCTGGTAACGTAGAACTCATCAAGGGAAAGCTGCGTTACAACAAGCAGAGCAAGAACGGAAAAGGTACTTTGCAGTTCCACCTCGTGAAGGGAGATGGAAGTAGCCTCTGGGCGGCATACAACCCCTATATACACAGCTCCATGAGCATGCTTAATGACCAGTTCACCTCAGCCTACAAGCGGCCTAACATAGTGGTCGTGGAGGTAGAGATACCCGAGAGCGAACTTACCAGCGGTTATAGAGCACAGAACGCGAAGAACACGGTGGGCATGACAGAGTGGAAAGCAGGACCCGTGGCAGGACAGCTGCCTGGTGATATGGCAAGACAGGTGATGCTCTCACGCTGGAGCAAGGTCAAGCGCATTGTTCCCTACAGCGAGGTGGCCGACCAAGTGGCCGCAACTCTCAGCACAGCCGAGGAGAAGACAGGACAGAAGGTGCAACTGCCCATCGAGTCCTTCCATCCTGAGCTGAGGAAGGAACTGGAAAAGCGTGGCTTTGAGTTCCAGCACGGCAAATACACCGAGGAGACAGCCAAGCGTAAGGCGTGGGATGACCTGACGGACGAGGAGAAGCAGCAAGCCTATAAGGGCGCTGCATACATGGACGATGCTGCTATAGAGGCTCTGAACAGCGAATACAGGGGCGAATGGCTCAAGCGTGAAGGCGAAGGACAAGCAACAGACGAGGAGGTATCGCTTGCCAATGACCCCGTATCAAAGATGATAGGCAAGAGCCGATACAGCGCAGGACAACAGGTAGAATACGCGGAGAACATGCGGGAACGTATGACCACACATGCGCAGGAGCTGGCAGAGAAGCTGCATCTCATCAACGTGGAGATAGTGGCCGATGGTTCGGGCTTCACAGGCAAGAGGCAGAAGGCAAAAGGATTCTACAACAAGACTACTGGCAAGATAACCGTAGTTATAGGCAACCACACCAGCATGGCAGATGTGGAGAAGACAATACTACATGAGGCGGTAGCCCACAACGGCTTGCGTCAGTTGTTCGGTGAGCACTTCGACCAGTTCCTTGATAACGTGTACGAGAGCTGCGACTACAAGATACGGCAGAAGATAGACGCGCTCATGGAGGAGAAGGGCTACGACCAGCGTACCGCCACAGAGGAGTATCTTGCGAGCCTTGCAGAGGATATTAACTACGAGACAACCGACCCGACCTTCTGGACGGCTATCAAGGAGGCTTTCTTGGATATGTTGCACACACTTGGTTTCGACTACGCGGGACCCGTACTCACCGACAATGAGCTGCGCTATATCCTGTGGAGGAGTTACAAGAACCTTGAAGAGCCTGGCTCGTTCCGCAGCATCCTTGGCACGGCTGAGGACTTGAAGATGCAGGAGACACTTGGAGTAGGACAGTACGAAACCGAAGGCAAGGAGTCCGCTGCGGCTGAAGACCTCTTCCGTGAGGATGACATAAGCCGTGCGCTGAACAATGACAGCGAGGGCGCAGGATGGAGCCGCGAGACCATGCAACGCGCATGGGACGATGTGATGAGTAAAGCATCCTTCCTTGCCAAAGAGGGCTACTTCGACTACCTTGCCAGCGTTGACGAGTTCCAGAAGCTCGTTGAACGCGCTACAGGAGAGAAGGTGAGCGACATGCAGAACGCATACAAGGCGATGCTGCAACTGAGCAGCCGCAACGCAAACGAGATGAAGCTTTTTGACAGTGCGTTTGCACGCCCGCTACAGCGTGCCGTGTACAGGCTCATAGGCGCTGTCAAAGACTTCAAGAAAGGCAAGGGTCTTGAGTTGTCCTGGTATCTCATCTCCAAACACGGTATAGAGCGTAACAGAGACATGGCCATACGCGCCGCGATGAAGGAGAAGGCTAAGGAGTCTTTTGCGGAACAGATACACGAGGCCACCGCAGAACTGAAGGAGGAACGCACGCAACTGCTTACTGAGTTGACGCGCATAGCAGCTGGCGAGACAAGCCCGCTGGGTACGGAAGCCGCTATCAAGGCTCGTGTGAAGCAAATAGAGGCAGAGATAGACAGCATCAAGAAGCATCCAAACAAACACGGGTTGAAGACCGAAGCAGAGTTCTACGAGGACGAGCTGGACAACTGGTACCGCACCGCTTCCTTCATCAAGGAGTATGCAGAGGAGAACGGCTGGACTTGGAGGGAGACGCAGGAAGAGCTGACACGGAGAGCCGCTGACTTCGGGGCAGACGTGACAGAAGACTACAGCGGTCTGTCGGCACTCGTCGAGGAGGAAGAGGACTTCACGGAAGCTGCCTACAGGCGCGTAGAGAACTACGAGAACACACACTACACTGATGACCTATGGGAGGCTATACGCGCGATGAGCGGGTACAGCCTGGAGAAGCAGAGAAGCAGCGGACTGACGACAAAGAAGTACGTGGATGACCAACTCAGGCGCTACGACTTCTTCGTACCCTTGCGCGGCTGGGCTGACCCGACCGCAGAAGAGATGTACGACTACTTGGACGGACAGCGCAGTGAGCTGGGCAACCCCGTCAAGACAGCAAAGGGCAGAAAGAGCGAGGCTGACAACCCGCTGGGTGGCCTGCTGAGCGTGGCGTACAGAAGCATCGCGAGCGGTAACAAGAATATGGCTCTGCAACACTTCTACAACCTTGTGAGCGCCCACAACACCAACGGCCTGGCTGTCATAGACAGTATGTGGGTAGAGAACAGAGGCACAGAAGACGCGCCAGACTGGGTGCTGGCCACTCCAGAACTCACCGACCCAATGACAGGCGGGCGAGAGATGAGCGCGGAGGAGGTGCAGGCAGAGCTGGACAGGTTCAACGCTGATATGCGCGAGAAGGCCGCTCTGGGCATGGCCATACAGATGAAGAAGGGAACGCCCCTGCCGCCTTACAGAGTGACACAGCAGCACGCACGCGCGCACCAGATACGCCTCTCTGTAGGAGGCACTAACCGCGTCATCACCATAGTGGGCAACCCGCGTGTGGCAATGGCACTAAACGGCCTGCTGAACCCCGAAAACAGCGGCTGGCCAATCCTGCGTAAGCTCAACAACTTCATGGCAGGCGCGTTTACCAACTACAACGTGTCCTTCGGTGGGGCTAACCTTGCACGAGATACAGCGCACTCGAACTTGCGCGCGTTTATAGGCGAGAGCCCCGCATACTGGTGGGCGCTGACCAAGAAGCAGAATCTCATACTTGGCAACGTGGCCAACTGGGCAAGGATGGTGGGCATGCTGCGCAAGTACGAGGCTGGCAAGCCAATGACGGGGTACCATGAGCGCATGTTCAAGGAGCTCATGGACGGTGGCGGTGCTACTGGCTACACCATGATACGCAACCAGAAGGAGAGCACGCAGTTCATGGTGGACATGGTGCGAGACCTCAAGAACATCAAGCGCAGGAAGCTCAGCCCCATGCGCATGTTCGAGTTCTTCTCGTTCCTCAACGAGGCCGCAGAACTGGTTAACCGCTTCGTGGCTTACGAGACAAGCCGCGAGATGGGACGCACAAGAGAGCGCAGTATAGATGATGCAAAGGAGGCTACGCTGAACTTCAACCGCAAGGGAGCGGGTGCCAAGAGCCTGACGCAGCGGGATGGCGCGAAGTACAGGCTATCCAACGCACTGAACTACTACAGCCAGTATGGCCGTTCGTTCATCGTGTTCTTCAACGCACATGTACAAGGCACATACCAGCTCTACAGGCTTGTTAAAGAACACCCCGCAAAGTTCGCTTTCGCGTTCGGCGCGGCTCCTGTCACGGCAGCTGCTGTGGCTCTGCCACTCTTCAATAACTTGCTCCTGCCAGCCATATACAGCGCTGTAGGCGGTGACGGGGACGATGACTGGGGAGACTACTACTATGAGTTGTCCGACTGGGAGCGCCAGCATAATATCTGCCTGCGTCTTCCTAAAGGGCATGGCTGGCTGAAGATACCACTTACACCAGAGTTAGGCGCGATGTTCCAGGTAGGCGATGTGACGGGCGCGTCCTTCGCGGGCAAGCGCGATATGCAGGCTTCCGACTTTGCGGGTATTATGGAACTTGTAGCACCAAATAACGTGGACTTTACAGACGCTGGCACGGCTATATCGAGCCTTGTTCCAAGCAGCTTGCAGTGGGCATCCCACATAGCCGTAAACCGCGACTTCAAGGGCTCCCGACTGCGCAACGACAACATGTTCAGCCGCTACCAGCCCGAATACCTCAAGGCTACCCGTAGCACAAGTGCGACCATCACCGCGATGTCACGCGCGTTGAACAAGGTAGGCGGCGGCAATGACGAGCGCTCTGCCGACAACGTGCTGGACTTCGCTCCAGGCTACGTTCAGGAGATGCTGACAGGCATAGCAGGCGGATGGGCAAGCACAGCGCTGGCCGTGTCTGACGCGCTGGCCGCTCCCTACCTTGAGGGCGGTGGCTCGGAAAAGGACTATTGGAAAGGCGCAAAGGGTCTGTTTGACAGGGGAGGCGTACCCGTGCTCAGCCGCTTCTGGATAAGCGGCAGCGGGGAACGTAACGCGGCACGCGCAAAGGGCGAGTACATGCGGACGGTCAAACCGTTCATGGGCGCAACGGAAAGCGAGTTCAGCCTTATAAAGCGCATACCCCGACCCGCAGCGTTGGACGTTCGCGCAAAGGAGGAGAAGCTGGAGGCCGCTAAGAAGTCACACGACCTCTTCGCTATAGCCGAAGCGGAAAAGTCGTTGGAGGCGGCTAAAGCCAACTTCGAGGAAGCGAAGAAGACACAGCGGCAGAAGTTGGACGCGCTGCAAGGATCCGAGCGCTTCAAGGCCTACAGAGACATGCGGGGCATCACACGCTATATAGACTACATGCTGCGCCTGTACAAGGACAATGACCTACCCGATAACGTGGTGGACTCCTTGCAGGAGGCTAACCGCAGGCTGCTGGAGGTGGAGAAGTAGCAACAAAGGAAAGCCCCGTGAGCGGTAAAAACTCACGGGGCTTGCTATATACTCAGTTGAACGGTAAATGCGGTTTTGCTTAACATATCGTGCAAACGTGTTAACAAAAGGCGGTTTTACTTAACACGTTCACGCGCGCGTGCGAACATATATCTTGGACATATCTTGGACATCTCCTAAAATCGTGCCCATACCGACATATCGGCCTCTGGTGTACGCCAGTAGTCGCGCACCCTTTTACGTATCGCCCACACATGCAAGGGAGAAAGGTTCTCGCGGATCCTGCGTACTAACTCGGACGGGATGACCTCACATAAGGTAGCACGCGCGGGCAGGTGGCGTGCTTGTAACAACACCCTGCAGAGGTCGGACTTGCTTAACAGGGTAGCGGGGTCTTTGCTGTCATCCCAGCCTTCAATGCCCTTCAAAGCAAGTGCCAGAAACTCCCATTCCTGGGGGCTGAAAAATCCCTGTAACTCGCACAGCGCGTCTGACAGCAAAAGGCGCATGGCCTTAATATAGAACGTAACTGCGGGCGTGGCATACTGGAACCCATCAAAAAGGAAATCCGTGTCAGCGGGTTGCATGCGCACAACGAGCTGCACAAAGTCATGGTTTGTAGAAGTCGGGTCTAACCGCTTTTTCTTGCGTACTGGCATAATGATATGTTTTTCGGTATAAAGGTAGCAAAATGTAAGCATCTATACAATAAATAGAGCAAAAATACGTTTCTTTCGTGTCTTTATGTCAATGTGACAACGAATTAAGTAGCATATTGACATTTTTCGGGAGTAGCCAGCGGGTCGCGCGCGGCGGGGTGAAGCGCCCTTGCAAGCGTGAGAGAGAGTTATTTTTACGCAAGACGTGTTCGCAAAACGGACAATATTAAAAAGGAAAATAGAACAACGAGCAATACGCGCCACGCTCGTCCTGCTGTCCTGTTGCCTTGCCTGCTTCGCACGTCCTGCCTGCCATACGCGCCCAGCTCGTCCTGCACACGACACGCCCGACATACGCGCATTGCCTGCGCTCTTCCCTGTATCGCGTGCATCACGCGCCCAGCTGCCTGCGGTGTGCGCTGTATGTCATCGTATGCCCTTTGCCCACAGCCAGGAACGGAAAACACGAAATACGCGGAAAAACGGCATGGGGTAGCAAAATGTCAGCATCGATAGGCAGATTTACGGCCTCAAATAATAGAAATTATGTTTAGTTGGCACGTAAGTCGTTGTGTATCAGTGTGTAACGTTTTGATAGATTGGGAAATAGTAAAATGGCTTGACAAAAGGCCGTTTTGAGGGGTGCGCGTGTGACGCTTGCGTTGACAATATGACACCCGCGGGCATGACGGGAAACGAGGCAGGGCAGGCAGGGTAGGTGCGCAGGGTAGGCGGGCATGGTGAGAAACGGGGCTGGGTAGGCGGGATAGGGCAAGGATGGCAAGGTCGGAAGCTGCCCGCCCTGCTCAGTGTGTCGGGCTGTTCTCCCTGTCTTCCTGTCTTCCTGCATATCTGCCCAGCTCGGTGCACCTCGTCTGCCCAGGCAGTCGGACACGCACACGCGGTCGCAGGCGCGACCCCAGGGGTGGTAGGGTCCCCGTGAGGACTCTCCATATCGCCGAACGTGAATTATTATAAGGGGAAAGAGAGACGAGCGCGTTGTACGCGGAAGGCTCGTTTTCCTAATCTGAGATATATGCGGGTGGCTCGTTTTCCTGCTCCTGGATGTACGCTGATGGCTCGTTTTGCGACTTTGCGCGAGTTCGTTTTACCGCTCTGTGATGTACGCGGAAGGTTCGTTTTACGGCTTTGTGCGGCTCGTTTTCCTGCTCTGAGATGTACGCGGAAGGTTCGTTTTACGGCTTTGTGCGGCTCGTTTTCCTGCTCTGAGATGTACGCGTGTGGCTCGTTTTGCGGTTTGGTAAGGCGGGCTTATAGGGGAGGTTGGGTCCCATACGAGGACTCTCCATATAGGCCGCAGGAATTATTTTAGGAGGTAAGAATACGTTACACCTTGCTTGGCATACCAGAAATGTGGGGGAGTAGGTCGGCAAAGCGGTTTATCTGTTCGTAGATTTCTTCCCGTGTATGTCTGTAATGCAGGTTGAAAGGTATTGGGAAGACACTTTTGCATTCCGAGTAACCCGTGTTTCTGACCAGTGTGAAGTTGGGTATTGTATTGTAACACCTTTCTATTGTAACACTTTTGCCGATGAAAAACTGCACAAAACGCGCAAAATGTGCAATTTCTCGTTTCAGCCCGAAAAATGCGGTTTTTGCGTTGCGCTGGTTTGTGACAATCGAAATGTATTATTGTAACGGCTATTGTAACGGCTATTGTAACACCGCTAACATTCTGTTTTACTGTTATGTACAATTATCTGTTACAATGTTACAATAAAATATATATAAAACATATAAATGCATATATTGCTATATACGTATTACAATTATACCATAATACGTATATATAAGTTATAGCGTTTTTCGTAGCGCTTTGTAACAAGCGTGCGTAACTATATGTCTCATAGATACTTATAAGCGTTACAGACAATTTTTGTTTGTTACACGTTGTAACAAGCCCTCTTTTTCATCATTTTTGCCCCGCTGCTTCGCTCGTCACACCGCCTCCCATGTCGGTATGGCCAGACGCAAAAAAGAGTGGCTACGACACGCTGCCCTCGCCACTCTTTTTCTACTGGTTCAGCTGCTCGGCCTCCCCTATAAAGTACGGTAAGAAAACGCTACACGTGTGTAACGGCTACAGGAACGACTCGTTGATGGTCTCGAAGTTCATCCCCTCACGTGCGGCAGGCTTGGCCGTTGACGGCAGTGGCATACGGTCTGAGATGAGGTCGGCAATCATGTCCGTCATCAGAATGTCATCGTGGTTGTCGCGTCCTTCGATGTTACCGTATGAACCATCTTCCCTTTGTTCGTAGATTGCCATCTCCTCATAGGCTCTGTAATCGGGGTCAAGGAAACGCACGTTGTCCTCGAAGGACACGATGAAGTGGTCAACCATATCCTGTTTCGTTTTCGCGTTCGTTTGAAATCCTATCTTCTTGTACCGTCCGTTGCGGATGTCTTCGGGAGAGGTGGAAGCACGCATGTAAAGATTTTTGTAGGTGTGCTCGATGGTCTCGAGGATGCCGCGTGTGTGGTCGCCCTGTTCAACGAACTCGGAAGCCTCTGCTTTCTTTTTGTCGTATGTGTTGGACTCGAAGACAAGGAGTGCCATCTGGTAGTAGGTGGCCACCATGACCGCCTTGTATGCCAGGAAGTCGTAGCGTATGTGTCCTCGCCATCGGGCTACCACCTCTGCCTTGCCCCCGAAGCGCAGCGGCCAGCGGTCAACCACCGTAATCACTGAGAAGTCCGCCTTTGTGGAGCGCCCTCCCACATCGACCACCACGATATAGCGGTCACAGGTCGGGGCGTTGTCGGGGCGCTGCCATATCCACAGAAGCCCCTTGGGGTCTTGCGGCAGGAGACGCGGCACCCTGTCATCGCCCTGCATGATGTCGCCCATATAGTCGGGGTCACGTGCGTACTCCTGCCTGTAGCGGTCAACGAGGTACTGGTCAAAGATGGTGTGGCCAGAGTGCTTGAAGCATTCCACGTCATCGGACGGCGCCTCTGAAGCGATACCCGCGTGGCTGTGGTGTCCCGCGCGCTCTGCTATGTACCAGTTGATGGACTCCAGCGATGCGCCTTTCTGCCAGAGAGACCACAGGTAGTGGCCTGACTCTGTGGTTGGTGTCTCTGTCTCATCGTAGCGATTAAGTAGCAGCTCTCTTGCGAAGTTCAGTTTCTCGTTGACGCTCCTGAACGGTATGGTGTCGTGTGCGATGTAGAAGAACGGGATGAAGAGCGCTTCACGCGAAGACTTCTTCTTCTTGTCCTTGGCCAGTTGGTAGGCATCATAGAACAAACCCGACATACCGTTGGCCGTTGACTCCATGACCTCCAGCGTGAGAGGCGCTATCAGCATTCCTCCCGCGATGTTCGTGATGACGGACTCTGCTGTCTTTCCCTGGGTGGTTGTCCAGTAGGCCACCTCCGAGAAGTGCGCCATAGCGAAGTTGGAGCCTCGCGTAGCCTCGAAGTTCTCGAACGAAGCGATGGTAACCACGTTGTCGCGCACCACCTTCCCCTGCTCGTCCGTGATGGTGGAGTCTGAGGATGAACCCTCCTTGGGTGAGAAGCGCAGCTTAGGCACGTTGAAGACGACATCGGCAGGGAAGTGCATGAGCGTTCTGGAGTACATGCCCTTGATACGTCTTGCCGTGTCTTTCGTCTGCGCGATGATGACGGAGTTCCATCCCTGCCTTATGAAGATTTGGATCCACGCCATGTAGAGCTGCACCAGCGTTGAGCCTCCCCACTGCCTCGCCTTGAGGAGCACCAGTCTTATAGGCCTTCCCTGCCTGCGCATGCGCTCAAGTCTCTCCAGCAGTATTATCTGTGCGTAGTTGAGGATGAACGGCACGTTCTTTCCGCTCTGCTTGTGTGCGATGTAGAAGCACTTGGCGAATGCGAAGGACGGGTCTCTCTGCAAGCGCAGCAGGAAGAGCTGGCGCATGACATCCTCTTCGTTGATGGCCGAGCCTTCCAGTTCTCTCTTGTGAACCAGGTTGAACCACTCCACATAGGCACTGATGCTGCCGAGCGCCATAACCTTCTGGTACATCGGCTGCAAGGCGACCTCCCTGGTGAGCCACTGCACGGGTATCGGGTAGTCGGGTATCTCCACGCGCTCTGTGTGGGCGGGCATGCCCTCCCCAGTTATCTGGTCAATGCCCTGCAGGGTGAGTCTTGCCATCCTCCTCTCGTCCTCCTGTATGATGGCCTCAAGGGTCGGCTCCTCCTTCGCGCGTGCCGCCTCACGCTCTATTTCGTCCTGCAAGTCAGGCAGGGTAGCGCTGTTTTCCTCGTTTTCGGCCTCTGTGGCGCGTTTCTCCTCTTCGGCGGGCACTTGTTCCACCTCTGGCGAGAAGTCCCCTCCTATGGCCTCAAGGAGCGATTTTCGGGCATGCGTAGGTTCACGATCCTCCTCCATGTTCGGGTTGGTGGGCATGAGCTTCTGTTCGTGCGTCCGCACGTAGGGTTTCTTTTTCTTCTTGGTAGGCTCTTCGGAGAAGACCTTGAAGGCATCCGAGTTCCCCTTGACCTCCTGCGCGTCAGCCTCCTTCTTCGCCACACGCTCGGCCAGTGTGCTGGTTCCCGAGAGCGGCTTTATTATTTTCTTCGGTGGAGTATAGTCCATAGTATGTACGATAAAGTGTAAGACGATAAGTGTATTTTCCAGTTGAAGCCTCCCCAGAGTGCCAGCGGCACGTTGCTGAGGAGCAGCACCCAGTTAGGCCTGCCGTACCATACATCGCTGCGCGCTATCATCGCGTAGCACATGCCTGACAGCCCGCACGTGGGCATCGTGCATGCGGCAAGCGGCGACAGCGCTGCCACAGAGGCGCAGAGCCATCCCGACAGCGCGCTCTTCCATCTCGGCTTGTACCTCAGCAGGAAGAGGAAATTGAGCGCCACGTGCCAGGCGTTCGCATGTGTGAAGTGATAGGTGAGTGCTGACAGCAGGCTTGTGTGCTGGGTTACGTAAGCTCTCGGCACTGCCAGGCAGCAGATGACGAGAAGGCACAGAATCAGATAGTCCTCGGTCTTCGCCAGAGGCTTTGCTTTTGTTTTCGCATTTTCCATATAATCCGTTTAGCGTATGACATGGACAGATAGAATCCGTCCGCTGGTTCTGTGATGATGAACGAGGTGATGAAGAGCGAGGATGAGTTCTTGAACGTTCGATGCGAGCGTAGCCGCAGATACTTCCTGCGTATGCTCTCCACAACACCGTCCCTTGCGAGGTGCTTCTGCGGCTTGTCCTTCCCCTTTGCTATCTCCAGCACTATCCTGTATGCCCCGTAGAAGGACAGCCACAGACGCGGCTGCTTCTCTCTGAGCGCTATTCTCAGCGCCTCGTTTTCGGTAAGTCTCGGGTCATCGGCGAGTGCTCTCTTGAAGGCGGCATAGAGTGCTTCGTCCCTCATTCGTCTGTAGTTGCAAGTGTCTTTTGGCATGTGTAATAATAGTTTTCGGTGTTTGTATTGCACAAAGGACGTTCTGTAAATTGGTCACACAATAGCGATTTTGATAATTCGTCAAACTTTAGTTGCCGCGCTTCCTACTTTTGCGATGAATAAAATTCACGAGAGACATATATGGCACAAGCAACAGCACCACAGGCGGCTCCTGCCGCTGAACCCGCGAAGGAGAGCAAGCGCGACTTGTTCCGTGGGCGCATGAGCAAGCGTTACCCCGACTTGAACCTGGACGATGAGGATGCCTACTACGACCAGATGGGCAAGGCATTCGATGAGTACGAGGGCTACGAGAAGAACAGCAAGCAACTTACCGAGCGCATGCAGGCCAGTCCCGCATTCCGTGATATGGTGATAGCCGCAGGCAAGCAGGATGACTTCGATCCTATCATCTACCTCACCGAGCAGCGCGGCCTTGACCTCAAGGCTCTTCAGGATGACCCCGAGTATGCAGACAAGCTGGCACAGGCTCACTCCAAGTATCTGGAGCGTGAGGCCGAGAACAAGAAGATTGATGACGCGATGGCCGAGAACATGCCCAAGAGCATCGAGGCTATCCGAAAGAAGTCCGAGGAGCTTGGTCTGAGCGAGGAGCAGACACAGGAGATAGTTGGCAAGATGTACCAGGGCATGGACGACATGGTGCATGGAATCCTTGACCCCGAGTATTTCGCGATGCTTGCCAAGGGTATGACCCACGACAAGGACGTTGACCAGGCTCATGAGGAGGGCATGGCCGCAGGGCTTAGCAAGAAGGTGGATGACAAGCTGCGCAGCCTTGAGGCAAGTCAGGAGCGTGTGTCGGGCAAGCAGTCCCCCATCAAGCGCCCCGAGCCTAAGCAGAAGCGTTCGCGCAACATGTTCCTTGCAGGAGACGAGGACGAGTATTAGAGAGTGAGAAACATTTTTTAGTTGTTAATTTGATAAGTTAGAAGTATGAAGCAAATTCTGAGAGAGTTCAAGCCCCTTCACTTTCTTGTGCTGGTGCTTAGTGTTCTGGCTTCCTTCGCCAGCGGCGGCATGGCTATGGCAGCAGTCGGCCTTGACGATGTAGGCCGCACCACTGCGGATCCTGACGGCACGGGTGCGGCGGTGAAGAACGACCCCAACGCGGGTACCCCACTGGAGGGTTCTACCCCTGACAGCCCCCAGAAGGGACTTGACCAGCAGAGTGCCGCCGCTACAGGCAGTGCTCTTGACCAGGCAGGCGTGACTGAAAACAACATCGATGACTATGTGTCTAAGTTTCGCGCGTACCGATTTCCCTTGCACACCGACATTCTGCGTAAGGCAAGGCAAATCAAGGTTGACACCAAGGAGCCCACGAACTGGGAGGTAGGTGAGGCCATCATGGAGTTCACCAGCATCGCCAAGGTTACTGGCGGTGAAGAGGAGGTTACCCTTACCGCTACCGAGATTGCCAAGAATGACTGGAAGCTCATCCGCCGCAACGCCACTATCATGGTAGGCGCTCCCCTTGGCTACAAGGGGCAGGTGAAGGACAACACCCCTCTGGTGCTGTTCGTTGTTGACAAGAGCACTACTGGTATTACCGTTCGCGCGCTGAACGGACCCAGCAAGAGCGCCAGCGACCCCACTACTACCGTTCCCGAGATACCCGCTGGTACGACCTTCTTCCCCATGGCTCCTGCCCTGAGTGAGAGCGAGGTGGAGGTAGAGCCCAACAACGCCCTGCCCATTGAGACCCAGTGCTACTTGCAGAAGAAGGTATGCGCCATCACCTACACCGAGTTGTTCGAGCGTATCAAGAAGAAGGCTCAGTGGAATGTGCAGGACATCAAGGACTGGAACCTGGAGATGTTCCGCAGAGAGTGTACCCGCAGTATGCTCATCAGCGCTCCCGCCAAGTTCTACAAGCACAACGAGCGTACAGGCACTGAGACCGCCTACACGGAGAACGGTATCATGCGCCAGCTGCGCCTGGGCTACGAGTTGAGCGATGGCCAGATAGACTTTGAGGACTTGATAGGCATACAGGCTATGCTGTGCGGCAAGTACGACACACCCAACGAGCTGACCGCCTACTGCGGTACCAAGTTCATCCAGCGCCTGCTGAACATCGACTTCTCAAAGCACAAGGAATACACGGTGCGCAACTACACTGACGAGAGCACGAAGATTAAGATTACCTCGTTTGAGAGTAACTTCGGCAAGTTCAACTTCGTGCATGAGTACGGCCTGAACGACATCGGCTACAGCGAGTGTGCCATCATCTTCTCTGTTGAGGAGGCCAAGCACTTCTACTACCAGTCGGGCAAGACCATCAACATCAACCACGAGAAGGGAGAGGGCGGCGAAGTACGCGAGGCCAAGTCTCAGTACTACATCAAGGACGACTGCGTGAAGCTCGACACCTTCAACAGCATGATTGTAGGTCCCACCACTCTGGTAGGCGGCTATAAGCTGAGTGCTTTGGATGCCGTGCTGAAGAGCGTGAACAGCCTGTCTGACGTGGCAGCTCCTGCTGCTGGGGATATTGTCTATCTCATCAACGACGAGTCTGGCAAGCCCATGGGTCTGTACGAGTACAGCGGCACTGAGTGGAAGCCCTACTCTGGCAAGAGCATCTTCGTAGGCTGACAAGTTCTAAGGGGATTAGTATAATAGCCTGAATGCCCGTCTCGCTAACTACGTGGCGGGCATTCTTCAATCTTAACAATAATTCAAGAAAGTATGCTGAAAATATATGAACTTTCTCGTTTCGATGCGATGACCATTCGCATCTCATATTGCGGCCAGGTAATCATGGCTTCTTTCAAGGGAGGAGACCAGAGACGCAACCGCGCCCGCCTTGTGACAGACAGCCTGTTCGTGCAGGACGCTCTGGAGCATGACCCGCGTTTCGGTAGTCTCTACATCCTGAAGAAGAGCTATTCGGACAGTACCAAGGATGTGGGGGCAAGGATTGCCAACGAGAAAACCAAGACACGCAAGATAACCAAGGTGAAGAGCGTCAACGATGCCCTGCTTTACTTCACCCAGCTTGGAGCCAACGTGACAGGCGAGGGAGACCTGAAGACGCTGATGGAGCAGTATAACGTTGAGTTCCCTAACCTGAGATACTGAGAACGGCATGACACACCTGACAGGAGCGGATATAGTGTCTCGTGTGCGCAGGACAATCAACGAGGCACGGGTGAACGACTCGGAGTTCTACACGGGGGCAGACGAGGCAGAGCTTGACAGCATCATCGCTGCGCATGTCCTTGAGGCGTTGAACTTCGTGCATGGTACGGCTGACCCTGACTTGCTGGACGCGGGTGAGACTGCAACGCATGTGACAGGCACGAGGGAACTTGGCAGTTACTTCGTGGGTGTGGTGGCCGTTCCTGGATATCTGAGGCTGAAGAGTCTCCGCGTGCAGGGGTGGTCAAAGGCTTTGACAGAGATGCAGAGCGATGAGGAGGACGAGTATGCAAAGCAGTCCGACCCTTATGCCTGCGGAACGCCTGAGCGTCCTGCCGCTTTCCTCTCGGTCAATCTTGAGAACGGCGAGCGGCAGATTGAGTTGTACAGTATGCCGAAGATAGACTCAAGCGTGCGCGTGGAGTATATGACCTTTGTCGAGGACACAGGGGCTGATGACGGCATAGATGTCAGCACGAAACTTGAGGATGCTTATATCTACTATCTGTCAGGCCTTGTGCTTACAGTACTCAATGACCAGCATGCTGATGATATGTTTAACCTTGCGATGGCTCTCATGGGTGTTAGCGCACAGGAGAAGCAAGAGAAAGGAGGAGTATGATGGCGAGTAATACGGAGCCCTTGGTGGCGATGCTTTTCGTGGAGTGCCTTATCATGCTCCTTCCGCTCCTGTTCGTTGCATCCGACTTCTGGGCGGGCATACGCAAGGCCAGGCAGCGCGGTGAGGTCATAACAAGCAACGGCTGGCAGCGGACGGTGGCTAAGATAGGCAGATACTACAACATGCTGTTTGCGCTGCTCCTCATGGACGGGATGCAGATAATAGGCTTGTGGTATCTGAACAACTACGCGGACTGGCACTGGCCGCTGTTTCCCTGGTTCACCTTTGCGGGTGCGTTCTTCGTTGGTGTCATTGAGGTCAAGAGCATCATGGAGCCCGCCAGCGACAAGGAGAAGAAGGAGATGAAGCAAGTGGCGCATCTTGCAGGTGAGATAGCCAAGCATCGCGCGGATCCCGAGGAAATAGCTCAGGCTATAGTGCAGTATATCACCAATGACAGACGTAATAAGATTTATAAGAATAAAGAGGAGGAGAGCGAATGAGGTTTACAAGAGAAGCACTTGAGAAGATGAAGACCTTTGAGGGGTGCAAGCTTAAGGCGTACCGCGATGCCGTTGGTATTCCAACCATAGGCTATGGGAGGACTCGCGGGGTGGAGATGGGTATGACCATCACGCAAGAGCAGGCTGACAAAGACCTTGAGGAGTTCATCGAACTTGAGGAGGAGGCACTGGACAGATTCTTAGGCGATGTGAAGTTGACCGATAACCAGTGGGATGCCATAGTAAGCTTTGCCTATAACGTGGGCATTGGTAATTTCAAGCGCAGCACGATGGCCAAGAAGATACTTGCCAATCCTGCCAATCCAACCATTTACCATGAGTTCGGCAGATGGGTGAAGGCGGGCAACAAGAAGCTGCCTGGCCTTGTGAGACGCAGAGCATGGGAGGCAGCACGATGGGCAGGGGCTGTCTGATAGCGTTCCTCTGCGCTCTCTGTCTGTGCTCCTGCCGCTCTGTACGCACAGAGTACGTTCCCATCATGCAGACACGATCAGACACGCTTATACAATACAAGGAGCGTGTGGATAGCGTTTGGATGTATGACAGCGTACACGTGCGTGAGGGGCGTGATACGGTGTGGATGGACAGATGGCATGTGCGTGTGGAACGGCATAAGACATGCGACACCCTCTATATCAATAAGACCGACAGCATCCCAAAGCCATACCCCGTGGAGCGTCCGCTTACGCGGTGGCAGCGTACCAAGCAGGACTGGGGCGGCTGGGCGATGCTTGTGGCAGGCGTGGCTGTTGTGCTCGTCTTGCGAAGGAAGATTTGATAATTCGTCAAACCATTATGGCTGTGCGGATTAACTTTGCGGCATATAACATTACGATATGAAGTATGTAGGCAGTAATCAGAGAATAAATCTGTCATGGACAATAAGCAGAGGCGCGTCTAAGGTCAAGGAGGATTTTAGGCGTTCGTCTCTGTTTGTGTTCCTGACGAGTAACAACGAGCAGATACCACTCAACTATACGCTGAGTGAGAACGTCATAACGGCAACACTTCCTACTGGGTTGGCCGAAGGAGTGTACGGCCTGCTTGCCGTGTGGTTCAAGTCGGCCAGCAATCCCTTTGAGGGAGGAAACGATGCCAGTTTGCCGCCTCTTGGCAGGATGAGCCGTTCACAGGTTGATGATCTGTTTGGCATCACTGCTGTGTCTAACGAGGCCGACTACTCAGAGTCAAGCGCTGTCAATATCGAAGTGCGCAGCATGGTGGCTACGTATGGGTATGATGGCTTGTCTGCCTACGAGATAGCCGTCATAAGCGGCCAGACCGCACTGCGCCAGAGCGAGTGGGTGTCCAACATCACCGAGCTTAACAAACGTCTTAGCGAGATTGAGAGCGCTGAGACCCAGAGGCAGACAGCAGAGACATCCCGCTCGTCCGCAGAGGGCAAGCGTGTCAGCTCAGAGATTGTAAGACAGCAGAACGAGAATGCGCGGCAGGCGGCTGAGAAGAAACGAACCTCTCTCCGCTATTATACGGAGGGAGACGATTCTGCCGAGATACATGCCGACAGCGTTCGCGTGTATGCCGAGGGAAGCACCAAAGGTCTCCAACTCGAGGGCTATAAAGTGGTGGTGAAGAGCGGACTCGACGATATTGTGCTCCAGCCAGGTCCTGGCTACAAGGCTAAGGTCGGTGCTAAGGAGATAGCTACCGTAGATATGCTGGAGAGCATAAAGAATAGGCTTTCGGCACTGGAGAATGATAGTATGACATAATTATAGGAGATTATGGTAAAGAATATTAAATTCACCTACAACAAGGATAAGGCTTGCTGGCAGAGCGATGAGGTAGTATCACCCAACATGGCATACGTGCAGGTAGAGCGCAAGGAAATGGGCTGGCTGCGTGTGTATGCCTACGCGGCAGGCAAGAAGCCAGTGACTGTACATGTTACCCAACAGAGGATAACCGCGTTTCTGACGGGCTATCTTCCCGTGGGCGTGACGCTGCGCATGGAGAGTGAAACAGAAGTAGAGTCCTGCGTGCTGTGCCAGGACGGTGTAGAGTAAGGATGAGCGGATATGGATAAGATAAACTTGCCCGTCATAGGAATGCAGGCGGGAGGAGGCAGCGGCAGTGGCAGTGGTTCTGGCTCGTCTGCTGACTTGCGCCCCATATATAGCAAGCTGGACGTGTTGCAGATAGGCCTGACAAATCTGCAAGGGCTGCTGACTGAATTACAGGGGATAGTGGATGCGCACAAGGAGGCTACTGAGCACGACATCAACGCGCTTGCCAAGGATGCCACCAGCACCGACTTCAGCGAGCTTCCCCTGCTATGCGGCCAGCCCAGCATCCTGTTCGGGGCAGGCACCCCACAGGAGGCAATCGTGCCCGACAACTGGAAGCAGTTTGACCCCGACACAGAGGAGGGCTACAACTGGAACGGAGAACCGTCAGCCATCGGGCAGCAGTACATCAATACGCTTGCGACTACAGGCGGGCGCTACATCGCTGTGCGCGGCAGCGAGGAAGGCTCGCTTGTGTGGAAGAACTTTTAAGATAGAATGATATGGCAAATAATGTATTCGTTAAGATACCCGAGCGCGGGGACGCATGTGTAGGGCGGCTCTCCGACAAGAAGCTGTTTTACATCAAGGCCGACACGCTCGTAACCTCAGAGCTGGACAAGAGCGAGTGGGAGGTGCAGGGCGTTGTATCACATCGAGAGGGCAAAAAGGTCACTATTGTTGGGCTGAACAATTCGGGTAACATCGCATTCTGCGACCGTGTGTGGTACTATCTGAGCGGCTATACGCTGGACGGCGCGGAGCACACCATAGTGCTGGCCATACCCACCAAGGCAAACTGGGATAGGAGTGTGGAGAAGACAATCACTTATACGGCAAGTACCGTAGAGGAGTTCATCAGCGCGCTCAATGCCGCTTTTGAAGCGGATACCGACTTTACAGATCAGGACTGGTATGCCGACCTTACCGCTGACGGGCGCGTCAGAGTGCATTATGCGTTCGTCGTATGGCAGAACTACAACTTCACTGCCAAATCAGGTATCACAAAGACAAACAGCATGCCCGAGTTAAAGCAATGCACACGTCTAAGGCGTAAGAGCGGACAGGCGACGCAATTAGGCGGCATCTGCTCCTGGCACCGTTCGTTGGCCTACTACCGTAACGACAACGGCGCTTCGCCCGAGCAAGGCGGGCGCACGGCTGAACAGACGAGCATCAAGCAGGAATGGCCGATCAACCTTCATACTTGGCTCGGAACTTCCACCAAGAACCCAGGGGACTTCTGTAAACCGCTTCGTGGCGTGTATGGCGAGGGTGAGGAGGGTTGGCTGCGATTCATGCGCAGCTGTGTCTCTATTACTGACACCGACTACGGCATTATGATGTATGACGGCAGGGAGATGAGCAAGTTGCTCTCGTCCTTCACCTACACATCGCGCAAGGTGGCCGAACCGAAGTACATGTGCCCCGCAAGTGGATGGTGCACCAGCTTCTCTACCTCCTGCCTGCAAGTAGGTTTGTGGCATCTGCCCGCACCCAAGGAACTTGTAGAGCTTATGAGAGATATAACGCAAGGAACGGGAACGCCTGACGTGCTTAATCGAACTATTGTCGCTGCAGGAGGCAAGGCTATAAGTAACGGTTCTAACCAGTGGACGTGTGCGCGCTACGATCCCCGCCACGCTTGGTATTGCCGCGGCACGCACGGCTGCCTGTACGCCACGGCCTTGTGCAGCGCCGGGCTTGTGGCTTCCCCGCTCTCGCTCCACATTCTTGAAAATTAACTCTTGCGCGGGCAGGCCAAGGCCATGCCCGCGCTTGACAAGACACATAACACACAGAGCATGGCAAGAATACATAACGCAAGCATTTACATAAGGCTGTGCCGACTGAGGCACAGGCTGAAGAAGATGCAGTACTTCCTGATGAAGAAAGACCGCATCGTGTACGGCACTCCTGCGTTGGAGTACTGCAACGAGTGCCTGCGCGACTTCGCACTGGCTTACGAGTTCCAGGACGAGCGCGCCTACTATTACCGAAAGCTTATTGCCGATTTTGCCGTGCTCAAGGTTGAATTGGAAGGGATAAACCATGAAGGTGTATTGAGATGCCCGAAGGCTAAGGAACTCACCGAGACGAATGCCGAGTTGCCATCAGCGACCGACAAGATGTATCTGGGCATATTCCAGATTGTAGGCGAGATAGACGAAGACATCTCAAAATGGAGGCAGAGCGCGCTCCGCAGCAAGAGTACGCCAGACTAAACCCTGCGATACAGGTATGGCGTGCCAGCAGCTATAATTATTGGAGGTGCCCAGGGTGTCTTTTACACCGACAGGCAAGGAATTGGGCACAATGGGTTCTAACCAGTGGACGTGTGCGCGCTACAATCCCAACAACGCTTGGAATTGCAACGGCACGAACGGCTGCCTGAACGCCACGACCATGTACAACACCTGGCTTGTGGCTTCCCCGCTCTCGAACCGATAATGAATGCAAAAGATGAATGATACGGTCAGCTTCAGGGGCTTGTACCCTATTTATCTGATAACGCGCAAGCACAAGCGCAACTCAGCGGACTGCGTGGAGTTTGAGCTCCACTGGCAGCGAAACCTGTTGCGCCTTGCGCTGGATATGAACGACCGTACCCTGCAACCGACTGCCTACACCTTTGTGGCTACCCGTCCAAAAGCGCGTGAAGTCTTCGCGTGCGATATGGGACAGCGCATCTGCGACCACTACATAGCCGAGGACATGCGTCCGCATATCGAACGCAGGCTTACCGACAGAACCTTCAACAACCGCATAGGAAAGGGGCTCAATGCAGCAATAAACCAGATAGCGGAAGACATCTACGACAAGACGTGCGGCTTCACGCGCGATGCCTGGTGCATCACCTGGGACTTGGAGGGCTACTTTCCAAATGCCCGTCAAGATACCGCATATGACCAGTTCCTTGACATACTTGATAAGGAATACCAGGGTGAAGACAAGGAGCTTCTGAGGTATCTGATAGAGCGGAGTATCTTCAGCTATCCGACCGAACACTGTGAGATACGGAGCACCTATGAAGAACGCCTGTCCATCAAGCCAGAGAAAAGCCTGTTCAACAAGCCTGCAGGCATAGGAGGTAGCATCGGCAGGCTTGTGTGGCAGGACGCGATGAGCCTCTACGTGGCTGATATAGACCGCTGGCTGGAGCAGGACTGCGGCATACTGCACGTGCGCTATATGGACGACAACTTTGCTGTCACGGACAACAAGGAAGCGTTCCTTGCCTACATCATGCCAGAGCTACGCAGGCGGTATGCTGAACTTGGATGCACGCTACATCCACACAAGTTCTCCTGTCAGCACTACAGCAAGGGTGTGAAGTTCTGCGGTACAACCGTCAAGATGCAACGGGTGTATGTGTCGCAGAGGACGGTTCGCTCATTCATGCAATGCATTGCCAAGTTCAATGCAGCACCCTGCGAAAGGAGTCTCAGCGCGCTGCTTGCCTGTGTCAATTCCTATCTGGGCATCTGCAAGACACGTAACGGACACCACATCGCTATGACAGCGCTGGACAACCTGTCCGACAGATGGAACAGATACATACATCTTGACAAGCGTAGGATGTGTCTCGTTGCCAATGACGGATACGGGCTGAACGAGAGGCTGAAGCGCAGATATCATTTAAGATTAAAGCATAAAAATAGAAAGCATGACAAGAGAGGAGAAGCAAAGCGCCCTGCAACGCATAGCAGAGCGCAAGATGGCCTTGCAGGCCACCATGGCCGAGAGTGACGCGCATGCTGCCAAGTGCATCAAGATGGGGCTCACCTTCAGAGAGGAGTACCCAGAGGAATACACAGCCTACGAGGCAGCGCGTGAGGAGTACAACACGCTTGAGGCGGAAGCGAACATCATCGCCACTACCGAGGTGGAGGATGACGAGATGATGTGGCAGGATCCAGCAGGAAAGGAGGCGCACGATGAATGCTGTTGAGAAGTGGGGACTCGACAAGGTGACGCACTTCCTTGCAGGAGCGCTGGTGGCCGTTATGGCCTACCTCGTTGCCTGCATGGCAGGCGCGATGCAGGCGGCATCCATCGCGACAGGTTTCGGTCTATCTATAGTGGCAGGAGTGGTCAAAGAGCTGCTTGACGAGCGCTTCGAGTGGAAGGACTTGCTGGCCACCGCTATGGGCGGTGCTGCGGCTACGGTTGGGCTTATAATATTGTACGTAGTATGATTAAGATAGCAACACATGACAGCGCGACTGGCGAGAGAGGACACGGCCTTCTCTCTTGTCTGGTCACGCCTTTTGCGAAGACACAGAGCAAGACTATAGCGGGGCAGTATGCCGCTGGGTGCAGGAGTTTCGACATACGTGTGCGGCCTGCGTGTGGGAGACGCAAGGGCTACGTATGCGCGCATGGGCTGTGGGAGAGCGAGCGGAGCGCAGATGACATTCTTGGCATGATAGACCGTTTCCCCGACAGATGCCAGGTATGCCTGACCTACGAGGGGACGAGTGAGAACATAGAAGACTTCCGTCAGTTTGCAACAGAGTTACGGCAGAAGTTTCAGTGGATAATATGGGGTAGTGCCTGCTGTAAGTATGCCAAGCATGCCAGCGTCAATGTTGACTACGTTTCCGTCCTGCCTGCAGAGGTAGGCTACAGCGGAGGCGTGCAGGGATTCTTGCCTTTGGACGGCAGAAGCTGGCATACCTATCTTCCTATCCCCTGGCTGTGGGACAGGCTCTATAAGAGGCCGCATAAGTTCAACGAAGAGAGGTTCACGTTTGTGGACTTCTTGTAATAAAACGACACATACCATGAACGACAAGGAGACAGAGTTGTACAGAATAGTAGATAGTGTGGTCAGTTGTTGTGCCACACAGATAGATGCAGATGGTCACGTGAACCTCACTGCGGAGGATGTGCTGGGCAAGAGTAGGGCAGAGAACGTGGTATGACTAACAGGAGCGTGTTCATTGCGAACAGGGGCGGCACACCTATTGTTACTGCCCCCGCTACGGTAGGGACGGCCAACGTGACTATTGACCTCCCCAACCACGTGTTCCGTTTTCTCGGAGCCAAGGGTATAATCATCGTGGAGGCCACTCCCGTTATACCCACAGGGACTACAGGCACGCTGCCCGTCCTTGTGAGCACGAACGGGGCAAGTCTTCCTTTGGTGAGTGTGACAGGCGCAGCCGTGACTGCGGCCTCCCTTGTGGGCGTGACCTACATAGAGGTGCTGTTCAACAAGAGCGCCAACACGCTTACTCTGATGAGTCCAGTAGCGTGAAGAAGAGAGAGAGTAAGAATTAAAAGGTAGAATTATGTTTCAGACATTGAGAGCAGGAAGCCCCTTCTATATACTGGAGAAGGGCAGCGACATAAAGCTGAAGATAGCAGAGGTGTCATCTGTGAGTGCGCCTACACCGAAGTTCCAGACAGGCAACTTCACTCCTAACTTCGGTCAGGAGATGATAGTGGATATTACTGTCAAGTGCGGTGACGAGTCCTTGGAGTTCAAGCAGGTGCCAGCAAACCTTAGTATAGCCAACTTCGGCACAGGCAATGTGGTGATAAGCGAGAGCCGTGACGCGATGAGCGCCGAGGTGGAGAGCATGAGAAGGGCGAGTCAGTCCATCCTTGACAGCATGGAGCATAACCAGCAGGTAGTCGGTCGCTGCGGTGAGTTCCTTGCCCTCCTCAACCCACAGATAGCCAAGGAGCGTGAGCAGGAGCAGAAGATACAGAACCTGGAGAAGGAGATGAACGGCATGCGTACAGACCTCTCGGATATTAAGGGCTTGTTGCTCTCCATGTCAGAAGCAAATAAAAAGTAGAAGATTATGGGATATATGGTACAGATAAGCGAAGACAAGCGCAATAAGATGTCTGAGCTTTGCGAGAAGATGCTCAGTGCAGGCGGTAAGCTCATGCAGTGCCTTGAAGACCTCGAGGGCAACCAGAGAGGTGGAGACAGGGACGACTGGGACGATAACGAGTACGAGGACGAAGAGGATTACGGACGCTACGGCCGTATGGGTGCAAGGAAGCAGAAGCATTCTGGCCGTTATATGAGGTAGCCTTATGAGACGGACAAGCCTTGATACTTATGACAGGATGCCCGACGACATGCGTTCGTACTTGCGCAACTACGGGTGGCACTTCAACCGTAAGGCTTGTGAGTTTGCCGCAAGGCACATGTACAGACGCACGGAGTCTGGATCCTTGGAGCGTACTACTGCACTGACACGTGAACAGGTGGATGACCTCCTGAGCCGTACAGGAGTGCAGATAGAGAATGATGTGGGATACGATATGGTGTATGTCGCTACCATGTGCAGGAGCGACTACCTTGGCAGCAGCATCTCTGACGAGGTGCATCTGGCTAAGATTATCAGAGATATTCTTGATGATGCGGATGCAGGAGACGGAGAGGTGATGCGTTGCTGGTATGCCAAGATGGTAGCCCGTGGAATACCCGTTGACTGGGAAGACCTGCTATAATGACAAGCCCCGCTATCCTCACGGACGGCGGGGCTTAAACCATGAAAACTAACAAAAACAAATGAGTGTGTAACCTTTCTCACTAATCTCACTAAACAAACCCTAAATCACAAGTCTTCATCCCTTATTATTTCTTTCTCCTGCAAGTCTTCCTCTTCCACGTAGTCATCGAATTGGGCCTCTTTGCTGAGTATTATCTGCGCTATTGACTGCGGTGCTTTCTCCTCTGTCTTTGCGGCAGCGGCTTTCGGCATGACATACTCCAAGAGCTTCATGCGTCTATCTACACGTTCCTTTGGATCGAGGGAATCTATATCCTTGATAAGCTTCTCCCAGTTCTTGTCCAGATAGTCGCGTATCTTCTCCTTGACTACTGAAGTTTTTGTGCTCTTGTCCGCTGTCTTCTTGCTCATAATCTCCATGGTTCAATCTGCACCACCTCAGAGCGCGCTTCATTGTAAGCCTTCTCAAGGTGGTTCTCTGCCGATAAAGTATAGTTCTGTTGCGCGCGCTCGTCATTCATGGCACGATACCACTGCGATATAACGTAATCGCATACATAGCGGTGTATATGTGCTTTCAGCGAGCGTACACTGCCCCGCCACATCTCAGAGAAGCGGAAGTGCAGCGACCACTCTGTAGGGTTCTTCCATATCTCATCTGACTGCATACGGCTGTCATCATGCAGGCACCAGCGCAGCCGTCCGTACACGCTATCCACGGCATCCTGTATCTGACGCACAAGCCAGTCCTCTGCCTTGTCGTCCTTGAAGGCATACTCGACAGACTTGTATGCCTTCTTGTTGGCATTGCGTTGCTCTGCATTCGTCACCCTGTTCTTCAACCAGGAGTCGAACTTCACTTCATATTTTATCTCACTGAGGAGAAGTTTAACCGAGGCATCCATCATGGTATGTATGTGAATTTGACTTCAGCGGGGCCGTCCTCGCTTATGAGCGTGCGTCTCTCCTTCGTAGGCATGCTCGAGCTAGACAGCAACTCGTCCAGCTCGTCTGCTGCATCCCCTACCGCCGACTTCACCTCTGACAGGTCGCTTGGTGAGAACATCCTGCACCACTCCACGATGGCCGCTCTCACGATGAACCAGTGCATGAGTTCAGCAAGCGCCCGACTGTCGGCATCGGCCTCCTTGAAGTTGAACTCCCACGAGGTGACTACGGGAAGCTTGTCATCGGCATTCTCTGTGCTGTTCACCAGTTTGTCCCTGAGAACAGCACGGAGCTTGCCAACACCAGTGACGATGAGCCTCCTTATAAGCTGTTGGTCGCTTGTTCCGTCCCCCAGTTGTGACAGGTCTCTCAGCTCTGGGTCGTTAGTCCTTGCTTCCGCGTAGCGCGTGGTAAGCTGCCTAACATCATGGTCGAGGTATTTATACAGCAGTTCTATAATCATTCTTGCAGTGTTGGTGGTTCCTTGCGGTATATCATTTCCCTAATGGCAGCGGCAGCATCATTCCTGCGTGCAAGATATTGCTCTGCCATTGCGGGCATAGTCATTACAGCCCATGCGTGCAGCGCTGTCATAAGAACGAAGCGGTGGCATGCTCCTGCAAGCGCACGCGCGATTACGTTGCGCCTTGAGTCGAAAGAGAGCGATATGACCCACTGCTTTGTGTTCTCCAGCTTGTTGTTACCCGCTTCCCCCATAGGCGTCTCTCCTGTGCATCCAGTCACGAAGCGGTGCAGCACGGTGAGAAGGTCATCAACTCCCTGCTGGCACTGACGCTCGAAATAGCTAAGGTCGCTCTCCTCCATACCCATCTGAGCCTCGTTGAGTTCTTCGGGGCGGTCTTTCGCGATTTGGAATATGGCCGCCTTTCTTGTTTCGATGTCGGCATCTAACTTGAGCTGGTTTCTGTAAATCGTTATATCCATGCGTACTTATATATATATATATCAGTAATCATCCATAAGTGTCGGTCGGACACGCGAACGGAATGCCGACACCATCTGTTCTGTCATAGCCAGATAGCAGTCGCTGCGTTCCTTGGATTTGTCCTCCAGCCACAGGTGCATGACGTATGCGGCGACTATCTCTTCAAGCAGCTTCAGCGCACTAGTCTGTACTTGCTGTGAGGGTGTAAGGCTGAAGCCTATCTCACCCACTGAGCTGCTGAGGCGGCTGTTTGCCATCTCAACTGCTTTGCGCACCATGCCCTGTATGAGAGGTTTGTCTTGGTCAGTGATGTGCGCTTGCTCGTACATGCTGTTGCCCTGCCCGTCAGTAAGCCTTCTCCCCTCGAAGGAAGACAACTCCTGGCATCTTGTAAACATGCTGTCAAATTCTATATGCATCATTGCGTCTTATGTACAAGGGCAAAGGTAGCTTCAGTTACGCGCCCAAAATGACAAATTATCAAAAACGAGTTACACGGCAGTCTATCTTTGCGCTTGTACATATATAAGATAGCATGAAGAGACTCATACCCGTGTCCCGCTTCCGTGGTAAGAAGGACAACAGCGACAGCGTTAAGGCGCGCTTGCGGCAGAAGGGCGCAGACAAGACCAACCTACAACTGCTTACACGCGCAGAGAATGCGTGGCAGGCTCTGTATGACTTGCGTAAGCGTAGAGAGCGCAATATCAACTACTGCTTCATCGACCAGTGGAGCGACTGGGTGTATGACGAGAAGGGCAAACTGGTGCGCGAGAGCTCGCGTATAGCCAAGCGTACAGGCGGTGTAGCCTTGCAGAACAACCACCTCATCAAGATAGTTCATTCCTTGAGCGGACTCTACAGCAAGCAGAGCACCGAGCCTGTGTGCTTTGCGCGTAGCCCTAACTGCGATGAGAAGGCTGATGTGATGACGAACGCCCTGCAAGCCAACTGGCAGAACAACATGATGCCTGACATACTTGTCAGCGAGATGGAGGAGATGCTGTATGGAGGTATGTCTGTGGTCATGGAGGAGTGGACAACCATCAACGGTGTTGAGGATGCCTACACGTTCGTCATAGAGCCGAGCCACTTCTACTTCGAGAGTGCGGGCATAGACCCGCTGCACAGGGATGTGGAGCTCATAGGCCACTTCGAGGACTACAGCCTTGGAGCGTTGGCAGCAAGATTCGCGCGCAGCAAGTATGACTACAAGCAGCTGGAGTACATCTACGCGCCCTATATAGCGCGCCAGCAGTCTATTCTTCCCAACGGACAGCAGACAGACAAGCTGAAGGATCCGTACTGGGATGTATCGGATAGGGATATGTGCAGGGTTTATCATGTGTGGACTAAGGAGCATAAGCTGAGGTACAGATGCAAGGACATCATGGACTTTGACCAGCCGCTCTACCGCATAGAACCAGAGCAGCTGCCTCTCGTTACAGCAGAGAACGAGGCAAGGCTTGCACAGGCAGAGGCCGCTGGCATGGCACGCGAGGACGTGCCTCTTATCGAGTACACGCCCGTCTTTGACACATACTGGCACTACCAGGCGCTCGCCCCAGGTGGCCTTATACTGGAGGAGTACGACAGCCCCTACGAGCACGGTTCGCACCCATACACCTTCAAGATATACGAATATATCAATGGCGATGTGATACCATATATGAGTCCTGTCATTGACCAGCAGCGTTACATCAACAGACTGGTTACGCTGTTCGATATTGTCATACAGGCAAGTGCCAAGGGTATAACGATGATACCGAAGTCTTGCGTGCCTAGCAACATGACCGAGGCAGAGTTTGCGCGAAGCATACGCGAGACGGGCAACTTCATCTTCTACGATGACAAGGAAGGCCGCAGCATGAACAAGCCAGAGGTGGTGGTTAGCAACACCAACATGACGGGTATCACCGATATGCTCCAGTTGCAACTTGGCTTCATCCCCGACATAACGAGCGTGAGCGAGGCGCTGCAAGGCAAGACTGCCAAGAGCGGGACATCGGCAAGCCGCTACGCGCTGGAGTCGCAGAACAGCACTACGAGTGTGAGCGCACTCCTGCTGAAGTTCGGCTCGTTTGAGCAGCAAGTGGCAGAGAAGAAGATGCAGGTCATCCATCAGTACTACCGCGAGGGGAACATAAGCGTGATGCGCTCCAACGGCATGAGCGAGGTCACCAAGTATGACCCAGTGGAGGTGCAGGATGTGAAGTTCGGTGTGCGTATCCTCATGTCACCTGATAACCCAGTGTTCCGCATGGCGATGAACGACCTTGTTTCGCAGATGTGGCAGGCAGGAGCGGTGGATGCCGCGCAGATGCTTCAGATGAGTTATCTCCCTGCAAGCAGTACGGTGAGGAAGCAGCTTGAGCAGGCGATGGCCGCAATGCAGCAGAGAGGCCAACAGGAGACACAACCACAAACACAGGAGTAATATATGGCAACGAAGAACCTACAGCGCAGCATCATACCCTTTGGTAAGGGCATGCACAGAAGCCCCTCTACACCACAGGAGGGAGAGCTGAGCGAGTGTGTAAACCTCTGGCCAAGGGGCGAGGAGCTTACAGGACTGCCGCAGCCCGTGAGTACAGGTATCTCCTTTGAGAGCAACAAGAAGAAGGAGAGCCTTGCCTGCATACACATGGTGCAGACAGAGAAGCACTACATAAGCATCATGGACAACTGGGGTGTGTGTCGTCCTAACATGAGTTTTGAGTTTAAGGTTGTGATGCAGACGTTCTGGCTGCTCCAGCTTTACTGCAACTACTCTTTCCTGGGCAGAGAGCTTACCCTTACCCTTACTTTCGACAACGGTGCAAAAGAGGTGTTGTCTGTTACGATGACGGGTAATGTGGCGCGTGTAAGGTCTAAGAACTACATGCGCTCGCACGTGGTTACTGGCGCAGAGATAGCAGGCATAGGCAGCAAATGGGACACCGTGAGCATAGAGGTTGTAGATAGCAGGCATGAGCCGTATGTATATTCAGGCTCCCCTACGAGGATAGCCCACTACTCTCTGATGTGGTTCACCGAGGCGGATATGGAGCGTCAGGAGATACTGTCGGACTCTTCACGCATTCTACAGGTGCTGCCGTTCGGCAACATGCTTGTCATAAAGTTTGAGGACGAGGTGCGCTATCTGCTGTGGGAGGACGGCAAGTATATCAACCTTGGTGGCGCTATGCCCGAGATAGATGCACAGGTTGCTTTGGACGGAGAGTTCTACATTGATCAAGGCAGTACTATTGTGAAGATGGTTACAGCGGGCTCCATCGCCGACTACAGCACGCTGCATTTTACCATCAGCGACCCTGCGGCTCCCGCATATTGGAACAGCATGGACGGGTCTTATAAGGGAAAGAAGAAGACACTCGCGGCTAAGGAGACGCTACAGAGGGGCAAGACATATCGGTTCTTCAACTATTCCAAGTATGATGTGTATATCCGTCTTGACGTTTCCGCACAGTTTGCGTTTGAGTACGTCCTGCGTAAGAACGCTTATAAGGATATAAAGATACCAATGAACACCTCTGCGCTCTATTACAGAAGCAACGCCAGCCATTCCAACGGAGAGACTTTCTTCTGTAACGTGGAGGTGTATGCCAACAGCGTTGACGGCAAGACAGGCATTGTGCCCGACAACACAAGCGACAACCTACAGGCTATCATGGGAGCGGCTAACAAGTTCCTCTCTGATGCGATGAAGGATGCTGGCAAGTTTGTGCTTCCCTTCTTTGCGCGCGTAGGCTTGCGTCTATTTGATGGTTCGATAACCCATCTGTCCTGCCCAGCCCTGCTCACTCCTAACTCTGGGTGCGCTCCATACTTTCTTGTACAGGGCTCCAATGCAGGCGAATACCCGAGCAATGTGTTTGGTTGCCGCTGCCGTCTTCAGTTCTATCTGTCCGATACTGACGTGCAGAACCTCAACGCCTGGAAGGACTTGATACAGTCTGTCGTTGTGGCGGTAACTCCTGCCATTTACCGCTACAATGAGGGCTATACGTTCGATAAGGACAAGACCAAGTTGGAGAGTAATACCATCTACATAGACGGGGAGTATGCTTCTGGGCTTACTGATGACCCATTTACGGCATCTAAGATAGCCTCACTCGGCCAAGCAATGACCTACGAGGTGCCTAACGAAGCCCTGTCAGCAGGCGGATGGTATGACAGCAGCGTGATGCTGGACTTGTCCAAAGGTGACGTGCTGACGCACGGAAGCAGTGAACCAGGTGATATTATCATCTTCAAGAAGGAGGCGAACGGTAACATCGTACGCAAGGACTACATCAGCACGGCAGAGAGCAAGCGCACCTACACGGTGGAAGAGGATGGAACGTATTGCGTAGGTGGGGAAGATATGTATGGCAACCTCAGCAAAGGTTCGTTCTACGTCACCAAGGCGCAATATGCAGGCTATCTCAAGCAGCCCATCGGTGGGCTTCTTGCGCGTTCGGGGGAGTTCAAGTCGGATGGCGCGTATCTCATGCAGATAGCGCTCCCACGCTTCGATGACAAGACAACGAGGAGCAATATAGTTGAGCAGAGTAACTTCCACGTTATAGGTGAGTACCCCATTGAGGAGATTAAGGCTGGGTGGACAACCGTAGATACTGAGGGTAAGGACTTGTTCAGCATACCGAGTCTTGAGCGCGTTGAGGACGATAACCACTCACACAATAAGTTGGCCGCGTCTGTCTTGTTCTCGTATAACTCCAAGCTTCACCTTGCGGATGTGACAGAGCGCGTCTGGGGAGGTTCTGTGCTTGAGCTGATGACGGGGTATGCCGAGGATAGGGGCAGGAATGAGGAAGCGGACATCTGGACGCACGCTGCGCGCGTGGTGGTGTCTCTTGTCAAGAACGGCAGGGCAGTATATGCGGATAGCGGATGGGGCGATGAGATAGCGGGATTGGATGTAGCATGGCTCTTCTACCCAGACGCTGATGCGCGTGAGGCGGTAGTCTATACGCGCACACCGCTTGGAAACGGATCCTACGTTTATGACAAATGCAAGCTGCCTCTTACTGCCCACAAGTTCCTGGAGGGCGCGTATTGGTTCAATGACTACAATAGCCCTGCCTACGAGTCCTGCACTGAGGAGGAGGCAACGTCAAGCGTGGCAGACAACTCGTTTCATCTGCCAAACAAGTTGTACGTGTCAGAGACAGACAATCCTGTGCTGTTTCCCACCACACAGCGTATAAGCGTAGGAAATGGTACTATCCTCGCGCTTGCCACAACTGCTGTGGCATTTTCGCAGAACACATACGGCCGTAATGCTGTGCAGGCGTTCTGCACAGATGGCATCTGGGAACTTGAGGTGTCCGATACAGGGCGCTATCTCTGCAAGAACCCGACAAGCCGTGATGTGCTGACCAACGTTTCCTCTGTCACCATGCTTGACGGCTCTGTGGCGTTCGTCACGGCATCGGGTCTGAAGATGCTGAGCGGACAGGGTGTGCGGTCAGTAGGAGACGAGCTTAACGGCTTCAATGTGTCGGAGAGCAATCCGAACATACAGCCTGCTGTGCAGTCCATCGCTACAGAGTTCAGCGGTACGGCACCCTCAGTGCAGGACGAGAAGGTGTTTGTTGAGCGGTTGCAGACAGCACGCATAGCCTACGACTACCCGCGCAACCTTCTGCATGTGTTCATAGACGGTGAGAAGTGGCACTACGTGATGGATGTGAAGTCGGGTGAGTGGGCAATGCAGACGCTTCCCTTCTCTGTTGCAAGCATCGTGTCTGACTACCCAAGCATGCTTATGCAGGGTGGTGATGCTACACTCTACAGGTATGAGGACGTTACGAGCACGCAGAAGCAGCTGGAGGAGCACAGCATAGGCTACGCACTCACAAGGCCGCTGTCCTTGGATGACCCGACTGCGCGTAAGATGATATATGACCTACGCACGCTCGCGCAGAAGACAAGTGCAATGAGCGTGCTGCGTGTGGCTGTCTTCGCAAGCAATGACCGTGTGAACTGGTATAGGCTCACCTCACTCAAGGCTTTCTCTGCGAAGTGGTATCGCATACTTGTGGTCACTAACTTCAACGAGCTGGACGCGCTGAACGGTGTCGTTCTTCAGTACGTCGAACGTTTCGGTGACAAGATGCACTGATAGTAGGGCGGGGTAGGTTACAGTTCTATCTCGCCCTTCACATAGTCCAGTATCTTCCTGTTCGCCACATCCAGCTTCTTGTAGTCGTTGTTGATATAAAACATGTTTGTGTTCCTCGTCTGATAGGAATGCGACAGCCCCATTGCTATAACGTGGTCTGGTATGTCGAGGTCGAAGGCCAGCGTAGCCCATGTGTGCCTCGCGTAGTAGGTGGTCAGATCTGGACTGACGGACGAGAGCCTTCGATTAACCAACTCAATAAAGGACTCATACGTTTTTGATTTTAGCGCCTTACCGATAAGTCGCTCTCCTTTACGCAGCCTCTTGATAATCTCAAGCGCTTCAGGCTCCAGCTTAATTGACACACGTGTTTTTGTTTTTGAACGGTAGGTTTCTATCCTCCCGTTAATTATGTCTTTGTCCGTAAGCCTAACAAGGTCTCTGAGGTTTAGCCCACATAAGCAGAACATTAGTCTGAATATGTCAAGAGCCATCGCTACCTTTGGCACTGAGGTAGGTCTTTGTATGTTTAGGTCTTGTACGCGCGTATTCCATATTATACGGAACTCATCAATAGGGATGTTCCTGTGAACTACGGAATATGTGGTTTTTATCTTTTTGCTCTTAAATGGATTTTCGTCTGCGCTACATAGTTTTTTCCTAACCGCGTAGTTATATATTGCACGAAGTCTCTGGAGGTAGGACGCTATTGTGGTGTCTCGCATTCCCTGCTTACGCATGTCATAAAAGAACTTCTCTACGAACTGCGTTGTTATTTGTGTTGGCAGCATTGTCCTGGCACTTGGGTAGAGGGATATAAGTTTATGGTAGGTTGTTATATACCCCTGCTTCGTGTTTCTTGTAGGGTCTGTGTTGTTTATTACATCCGAAAACAGCCTCTCCAGCGTGTAGTTCTCCTCAAACTGCTCGTCACCTCTTAGCGCAATAAGCAGTTTGTCACGTAATACTTTGGGGTCTATGTTCGTTCTGAACCCGCATTCCTTCTCGAATGCCAGTTCACATATAGCAAGAGCGTTTGCAATCTTTTGGTTCATGGTTTTAGGCGGCTTTGCGAGTCGCGATGCGTCTTTGCCCGCATACACCTTTCCGTTCTTCCAGCAGGAGGGTGGCACACCCATCCCCAGTGACAGATAGGCTACTCTGTCCTTGCTTCTTACCGCTAACTTCAGCGGTGCATCTCCATTTTTGGCGAGAACTCTTGTGTCTAAGTATAGTTTTATTGTAGCCAT